ATGAAAAAGAATGTATCTGCTGAAAATGAAACAAAGGTTATTAATCCCGCTGAAATGACTATCGTTAGGAGTCTGTTTAATGGTACACTTGCAAAAAACACGGATATCCGTGTAGCACTGTCGGAATGTGACGGATTAATTGATATACGTATTATGTCCGTTTACCATACATTCGCAAAATACAATTTTGCGATTAACAATGACGGCGAAACGCTTACAACCGTTACAACTCTTTATGACAATTATTTCGGTTCTGTAAAGGAGCTTGCAAATTATGCGAAAATCGTCAATATTAATGCGTTATTTGCGTTAATAGGTCAGTGCCTTTACAGTGTAACCACTGATAAGTCTACTAAAACAACCATAAGAGTGCCATATACATATGGCACGGTTTTTGAACGAATTGTTAAGTTAGTATCAACTATTATTTGCGATGAAACCGAAAACGCTTTAACAGCATTCGGCGCATACAAGAGGTCAAAAATCGGCGAGGCTAAAAAGGCTATAACAGCCGCTAATAGCGAGGTCAGAAAAGCCGAAACAGCTATATCCAATTTTAAAGGCGTTTGTGCGCTGTTTAAAATCAATCCCGAAACGGACGAAACAGCAAAAAAGAAAATCGCTGAGTTACAAGCTGTCGTTACAAAGACTAGAGAGTCAAAAGAAAACGCTGAAAAGGCGTTTGAAGAAATAAAGGCAAAAAATGAAGAACAGTGGGAAACTGAGTTTTTGAACTCAGTGAACAGCTCTGAACTGTTCTAATCCGCCCCCGCCCCCGTAAAAGAGGGACGTTCTAAAAAAAGTACTCAAAAACAAAAAGATGTGAAAAACATAAAAATTTTTGAACTCTTTTTTGATATTACACAACAAAGAACGGCGTGCGCCGAACCTGCCGTGTTACATTAATACTCACAAGATTATTGTATCACATTTTCCGCAGGTTGTCAAGTCCCTACGGAATTTTTGCACCCATTTTTCAGATTATCTGAATTATGTGGTGGATTTCCCGTGCGCAGTGGAACCCTGCACCGATACCCGTAACAGGCGGGAATTGACAGGCGCACAAGATGTTCACCCCAGTTAAATGTGGGAACGGTTTGGCGAACCGTGTTTCCAATAAAGCTGAAACGACCCGTGATAACAAGATGGATTATCACGCAAGCAGAAGCGAACGGAGAAACACGCAGTAGTTGTGTACCGTCCAGAACCATAAAACACGAATCCGCATTTCTTACGGAATAGCTGCGCCCATCGGACAGCAACCTCGCTTAGAGGATTAAAATTCAAGCCGATGCGCAATAGCTATACCTATCAGATCTGCGTCCCTCACCGTCAGGGGAATGCAAAAAAGTGACGGGTCCCTATACTCCGAGGGGAACGGCAGCACGAAACGTCGGGAACGCCGTGTCTGCGCAAAATTCGGGCGGAAAGACAGAATCCGCTTAACGGAGTATCTTGCAATAGAAATTATAGTTTGCGATGTGTGATATAGCCATACCTATTCAACGCAGATTATCAATATCAGCTTGCCAACTTATAGGCTATAAAATCATATTGGATATTTGAATCTGCGTGAATCAGGTCGGCTATATTCAGCTTTTCAGTCCGCTTTGACAATAATCAGGGCGGACTTTTCTATGCCCTCGCCAGTGCCAGCGCAGCAAGTGCCAACGCAATGCGCAATGTCGGTGCAACTCCGACAGAGGGGTAAAATAACAACGACCGTCAGCGGCGCAATTGGCGAAGCAAACCCGAACAGTGGGCGGATTTTTTCCCGAACAACGTGCGGATTTTTGCTGACCGTTCGCCGGGCGGATTTTCAAGGAGGAAACTAACATGAAAATTTATCCTAAGACAGAAGCTATTAATTCAATCAACGGGCTTAGTGCTATCGAACTTGTTGACGAAACCGACTATAACCCTGATACTTGCCGCAACGGCGGAGGTTACTCGTTCACAACGAGATATGCCCGTGTGGGTGAAAACAAGTGGCTCGTGACAGAGCACACGTCAGGAGACTTCTGCCCTTATTGCGGAAGCTTCGACTGCTGCGGCGACTGTCACGAGGACGAATTCCGTACAACGGAAGATGTCCTGAGCGATATCAAATCCTTCGAGGAGTCAGAGGATAAATATATAATGGCAGAGGAGGTATGAACATGATTACGATCAAGCTTTTTGCGGGCATTCGCACAATGTCCGAAATCGACTCCCGTGAAGTTGTGGGAGAATGGCTGTTCCTGCACATCGGAAAACTGACAATCAAAGTTCGCAAAAAGGATTTCAATCTCAACGGCCTTAACGCCGTAGTAGAAGGATAAGGGGGGCGGATTTTTCATGAGCAGGAAGTTCGTGGTTGTCGGATATCCCGACTTTATAGACCAGTACGGCTATCGTATGCCCCGCCGTTCAAAGCGGGCGTTCCATGTTCCTGAGTACGTGGAACATTTTTATTACACAGTGGCTCTGTTTCACTGAGAGAGGGGGGGGATTAAAATGATGACGAAAGAGGAATTTTCTAAAACTTTGTACAATTGCAGTTACGAGGAGTATTGCGCCTGCTATTGCCCGAACTGCTCTGCGGAAAACTGTCCTCACAGAGATACCTTCCGCAGACTTCCCGAAACCACGGGTGGACTTGGACTTTGCCCGAAGCTGAAGGAGGTAGTAGGAGATGAATGACAGAAAACGCCGCATAATCATCGGCGCATATTACGCAATCGTAGCCATCATCGGAACGCCGTTGGTGGCTGTTTTTATGGAAACTTTAAAAGCCTTGCTCGGCTTAATTATGGATTAATGGAGGTATCAATCATGATTTCTACATCAATTTTTAACACAGTCATGCCCCTCGCCACAGCTATTGCAATGGTGTACGGCGGAGCGGAGGACGCTCAGCTCAGCAACTACTATATCAAGACAGGCACAGTAGTGTCGGAATCCGTAGTGGAAACCGACGGCGGCGAGTTTACTTGGTATGTCCCCACAGACGATATGTCCGTTGGCGAGAAGATCGTCATGGTATGCAACTACCACGACGAGGTGGAATGGGCAACCATCAAGGAATCTCACATCTGCCGAGTTACAGAGATTGCAAACATCGGCAGCGAAGCATACGCCCGCAGCGAGAGCGTTTTCGCTGAAGATTACTTCACTGTCGGCTTCTATACCGATGGGAAATGTTCAGTCGGCAATATAGTTGATATAACCCTGTATTCAGACCCCGAGTGTCTGGAATATGACTGGTACGAAACGTATCAGGTCATCTGCGCAGGAAACGGGGGCGAAGAATAATGGAAGCAACAAGAATCGCAAATGGCGGAATATCGATCCGCAAGGACGGCTCCGAGGACGAAAGGATACTCTCACTTGTCTATATGCTGACAGCGTTGACAGACGTTGACACATATATGTACGGTGAAGAATTCTGCCTTGGCAATTGCCTTGGAATGGCTATTCGCCTGTACGACTGCAACAGAGATCTGACATTCACACTTCCGCTGGCTATGTTGGACAGCTTTAGTGCTGACGACGATCTCTGCATTTACGGAACAACACCCACCGCAGAAGAACGTGCGGAAATTGAAAGGAGTTTTGAATCATGAAAATCAAAGGTATCAAGAAGGCGATCGGCGATTTCCGCAAGGAAACACCAAACGGATATCGCAACGTCCTGATGCTCGACCGCAGTACAGGCGAAATCTGGACGGATTTTCTGTCACACAGCGATGAGAAAATCTATCACAATCCCGCAATCGTAGGCATGAGAGGAGCTATGTTCAACTACTACCGTGGTTTTGACTACAAAGTAAACATGAAGACCGTCAGCGAGGTAGCAAGACATCTGTGCGCCGAATGGAATAAGGAGGTACATAACAATGGTTAATCTGGATAAAAGAAAGATCCCCGTAAGCAAGATCACATTCCCTATGGATCTGGAGTCAAAGATCCTCAGTCTCGGTCAGGATTACATGATCCCGTTCATGACCGCCCTGCACAGAGCGTTGACTACTCATGTCAATAAGCCTGCGTGCGGAACAGTTGCAACAAGGTTCCGCTGCGGCGGCAACTACGAACTTGTGACGGACTGCACCGCAAGCGAAACCATCGTAAGGGAGGTGTGACCATGCTTGACGAAAACTTTATGTCGAGAGTCCTCGTTGGACTTAACGATATCCAGATGGAACTGAAAGCGGTCAAAGAGGAAAACCGCCAGCTCAAGGAATCTATCAACGCCCTGACGAAAATGGATTTTTCCGAACGTCGTTGGTGCGACGATATGTGGGATAAAGCCGACCGTGTTGGCTCCCGCAGAGGAGAAAACGGCAAGAGAGTTCTGTCCGATCTTTATACACAGCTCCGCAATGTCTACGGTTTTGTTGCGGAAGATGAACGCCAGAAGTGGAAGATACGCTATAATGTAGACAAAGCTCCGTCAACCCTGACGCTTGTATATCACTCGGATTTCCGCAGGATTTTCGAGAACCTGCTGTCAGAAGAGTGGAACAAAGTCAAGCCGAAGGAACTTCTCGAACCGCCTACGCCCGTCATGGAAGAAGCCGAAGAGCCTGCCGCAGATATGTGTGTCGGAAAGACGGATCCAATCCGTGATCGTATAGATGAAATGCGAAAAGTCACAAACAATCCCAGAACATCGGGAAGAGGTTCAATATCGGAAATCATATTCGACCGCATGAACGTATCGTGGAAAACGCTGGCAACACGATATAACAACACTCACAACAGGGATAAATACAAGCCTGTCCCAAGGATAAGATTAGTAGCAGCTTCACCTGTTGCATACAAGGAATTCCTGAGAGTGTGCAAGGAAATTGAAAAGGAGATGGAAAACCCTTAATGAAAACAATATTTAATAACGACCTGACTTTGCAGGAAATGAAGAATATTCTTGCAAACCTTGATGACCTCGAAGCAGTGTTTGTCGAAGGTCAGGCAAAGTGTGAAGCCATGGAACTCGACCTGAAGCACCGTCTGGAATTCGATGACTTGACAGACGACCAGCTTGCCGCAATCGGCAGGGAATTTCAGAAGGTGCTGCGCCGCCGCCGTGAATATAAGAACGAAATCCGCAAGTGTGAGAACGTCGCACTCTGCGGTTTTTTCACAACCTCGATAGAGACGGAGAAAGTTCGCCGTTTCAATGGAGCTGTGAACGCCGCCAATAAGCAGAAAATTTATTCTGCAAAAGTCTCACCCGAATGGTGGACATACTCCGAGGACGAATTCTTCTCCGCCGTCAAGGGAAGTACCAACATTCCCTCGACCACATACGGAAAGAGAGACGGAAAAATTCAGCGGTGTTATAAGTCGCATGACAAAATAAACAGGATTTTTAAGGAGCTGAGAGCATGAGCAATCAATGTTCAACCGTAATTCAGTTTTACGGAAATGAAAGTTTGCTGACAAATTTATTCAGGAAGCTTTCATCGGGAATAAACCTGTCCGACCTTGCGGGAGAATTTGATATCGAATTTTCGCCCAATGGGCGAAACGGTTTTATCGAGTATGTAAATTTTGAACAGCATAGAGTGTGGCAGTCCGATGATTGGTCTCCACGCATAACAATCTGGCACAAGATAATCGACAAATATTATGTTGACGAAAACGGCGAACGCCTTGTGGATTTCTGTTACATGGCAGAGGAGTACGGCTGCGGAGTTTATGTCAATACGGACGAAAGCGGCGAGTATTTCCCCGACATTTACCGTGTGGAATATTGCGTCGGAGACGACTGCGATACAATATACTTTGAATCAACAGAAGATCTTCTGGACTGGTTCGAGGAATTCTTCGGAACCAGAACAGATGATGTCAACAGCTTGGAAAAGATTGCGAAAAACTATATCAATGCCGATGAAGAAGAATATTTCACACTCGGGATATTCAAAAATGAGGAGGGTCTGTGATGAAAGAAAAAGATACAAGTCAGTGCGGACGAACATACACCGTTATCAAGGACGGCAAAAAGATGAAGATGACATATGAAGAGGTTTGCCACGACCTCGGATTTATAGCCAAATGCGAGTTCGTAAAGATAACAACCCGTGGAACGATAACGTTCACAGCCGGTACTCCAAACGACGTGCAGTCGCTGTACCAAAAGGTGAACATCTGCGGATATAAAGCCGCAAAGTCTCTATCCAAATATTTCGTAAGCGGATATTTTATATACTAAAGTTACAGAAAGAAGGCTTGGAATTAATGCTGACCATATTTGAAATAGAAACCCTTGCAACCGAGATCGGATGGCTTATCGTCAAAGAGGGTATCGACCTTGACGTAACAATGTACTTCAATAACATGAGATATATCCACAAGGGCAACAGAATGCTCGATATAGAGTACGATGTCAACGTGGATGATTACGTTAAGTACCACGGAGATATTCTCACAATCACATTTGAGGGTGCGCTGTACGAAATCATGAACGGCTACTGTCCTGATAACGGATTTTTCAAGAAGTTTGAAGCCATTCTGGATAAGTACAACCTGTGCTACGAGATGGGCGACGCATGGAATTTAAGTTTGTACGAGAGGTGAGAGCATGAGAAGATACAAAATTTTCAAAGAAGATCTGGAGCAGTTCATGAAGGACGTGACCGCCGCAATGACCAAACGTAATCACTTTCTGAACGTATCAATGGAACCGTGCAAGGACGACGACAGAAAAATCGTCGTCAAAGTTGGATAAGGAGAATCAATCATGAGAGTTATAAGTGAAATGAGCCTAAGATATTTTAAATTTTGGAGCGGAGCAGAGGATTTCGCCGCAAAGCTGACGAACCGTGAATTCGACACAATAGAGTCCTATTTCGAGGATATGTACCCCAATGGAATATCAGAAACAGATATTAACGACACCTTCTGGTTTAACAGAGACCTTATCTGCGAACTGCTTGGTGAGACCGAAGAAAATATATTGAACAGGGAGGAATGAGCCATGCTTGAACTGCTTGAAAAGGCTTTCGGAAGCCTTGAAGGATTAACACCCGAAGAAAAAGTCGAAGAATACGAGCGGCGTTATCGCAAGCTGTACGATATACTTGATGAAGCTGAGACCAAGGAATTTATATCAGACTTTGATGTGCCATTTTCCGACCAAGGATTTGAAAATGACATCAGAGACTTCATAGCGAAAAACATTGCAAACGTCTCAGATGACACGTATATGGCGTGGTTCGACGATGAGGTGGATTATTGCGACGGCTGCGGAAGAAGATGTTCATACGGCGGATATGCACTGCCCGAAATATGGCGTTCCGCAGGTAGAATTCTTTGCGAAGATTGCGCAAAGGCAGAAAGAAGTGATTAAGTGGAAGAAATAAAAGTGATATTCCGAAAGGCTAAGTGGACTAACCCCGACGGAGTAACTTATGAGGGTATTGAAGCATTCTTTCCACAGCTGTCCTCAACGTATGGAAAGATTGACGGATATTGCAGAGACGAAGGCTGGTTCACAGCCGGTCTTAAATACTATTGGAACACACGTCCTGCGGAGAAATCTGAGTACAAAGAACTCTTGGAATGGTTACAGGAAACTGTATTCGACAAAGATGATAAGCTTGTTGTCCGCAAAAGGCTGACATACAGTGACCTGACAGCCGCTTGGATTAAAAGATAATTTGAAAGGAAGATATGAAAATGGCTACAATTAAAGGATATAAGGTGTTTAACCCCGACTGGACTTGCAGAGGATTTCAGTATGAGGTCGGCAAAACATTCAAACATAACGGCAACATTGAGATGTGCGGAAGCGGGTTTCACTTCTGCCGCAAAGCGTCAGACTGCTTCAATTATTATGAATTTAATAGCAGGAATAAGGTTGCGGAAGTTGAAGCTGTCGGACTTGTGGAAACAGTAGGCAATAAGTCTGTAACAGATGAAATCAAGATCATTCGTGAGATTGAGTGGCAGGAACTGCTTACAATTGTAAATGAGGGCAATAATTGCACAGGATTATGCAACACGGGCGACAGGAACACGGGCAACAGCAACACGGGCGACAGGAACACGGGCGACAGGAACACGGGCAACAGCAACACGGGCGACAGGAACACGGGCAACTGGAACACGGGCGACAGGAACACGGGCAACTGGAACACGGGCAACTGCAACACGGGCAACTGGAATAGTGCTGACAGAAGTACAGGATTTTTCAACAGTAAAGAATCTCCTGTATATATGTTTAATAAGCCTACAAATATTCTCGCTGAGAGTCTGTTAGATGAGAGAGGTTTCGAAGTCTTAAGCTGGAATTTTGGAAACTCATGGTGGATTTATTCCGAAAACATGACGGAAGAAGAAAAGGCTGCACATCCCGAACATGAAACCACGGGCGGATATCTTAAAACTGTCGGTTTCAAGGAAGCCTGCAAAATAATGTGGGACAACCTTAATGACGACGACAAGCAGGCGGTCATGTCTCTGCCCAACTTTGATGTGGAAGTGTTCGAGGAGATCACAGGCATTAATGTCAAGGAGTGATCCACAATGCTGACAGCAACAACAGCATCCGTATGACATCAATAAAGTCTGGCTGATAAAGCGGTATCGCTGCGGACATTATTACTTAAATTAGGAGATAAGCGGACGGATTTTCAACAGGAGGTTTGTCCGCTTATCCAAGCGATATATAAAAAGTATATTAACGGTGGATTAATTATGAAAAACAACGCTTACACAGATGACCTGTACATAGGCAAGAACGGTCGCTATTACACAGCGGAATATCTCAATAACAATTGCAGAAACATGGAGGAGTATACAAAGGTTGACGATCAGTGGAAACTTCATCGCGAAGGAATTGAAGTGACCTGCTCATACAACCAGATTTTCTACCCCAACAGCTCGCTTATCCTCTGCAATAATATTGTGAATGTTGACGGATTTTGGGACGGAGTTGAGAACGGTGATCTTTGGACTTACTACGATGAAGACGGCAATGAATGCAGCTATGAAGACGCAGTTGACACAGATCCTGTCGATGTATATCAGTGGTTTATCATCGACAACGGTACGGCAGAATATCTGAAAGACCACACAGATGAAATCGTAGTCTACGTCGAAAGCCTTGACATCTATGTTCTCGGCGTAACGCATTTCGGAACAGCTTGGGACTACGTTCCTGCAACATTCAGATTCTGAGGAGGTTCAAATGAAAGTTTATATTTTATGGCGTGAGACACACGATTTAATCCCTTGTATCATAGGCGTGTATTCCACTTGGGAAAAGGCTGTCGATAATTTGAAAACCAAGGTGGAAAAATCTATATGGTTCGACAGTGAAAGTGACGTAAACCTTGAAGCAGGTACAGCGATATCAACGCCGTCCAGCAAAATCGCCGAATTCGATCCGTATATAATCATGTGGGTCGAAGAATATGAGGTCAAGTGAGGAGGATCAATTATGAGAAAATATATAATGCAGGAGCTTGATCCTGAGCTTACGGATTTCAGTGCATACTTTGACGATGACGGAATGAAATCTGAGGGCGGAGAGTGCTGCGCCGTCTACATCAACGACGGTCGCGTTTATTCATCAGGCGGATTTAATATGGACGAATTTCGCCATTTTTATGATGAGCTTTCTGACATTATAGAAGCCGTTGGCGATATGGAATTAGGATTTGACGAATATGAATCAGTGAACAAAATTTTTGAGAGCTATGCTGTGGAAATTCCGACGGATAAATATTCTGCGCTTGAGGAACTCGTTTACACCTGCATTGAATACAATTTTAACATAACCAATGAAGAAGTTGCAGATTACCTTACAATAAAAACAGGCAAGAAGTGGAGCGTCGAAGGCTTTACAGGATATTCACAGGGAGATTATTGCGAAGTCGTATACTGTGAAGACCGCTATTCTTCAGAGAGCATCAATGAAATCGGGCATATGTGGCTCGGCTGCGGCTCGGAATTCCGCCGCATTGATTGCGACGAGAACGGAAATCCCACAGATGAAGATTGCTACGGCTACTTTGCGCCAGACTACATTGTATGGACAAAGGATCATCGGTTGGTCAAGTATCTCGCCGACCAGATCGGATGCGAACCCAATGAACTTGAAGTCCAGCTGTTCGATGGATATATAAAGACCCCCAAATATAAAGTTGTGGCGACATAATAATAGAATGATACTTGAAAGGAATGATTGACTATGACAACAGAAGAAAGAATTATAAAACTTGAAGCCAAGAGTAAGGCAATGGCAGAGGAAATCGAAAGACTTAAAGCCGAACTTAATAAGGAGAACTTAACTATATGGAAGCCTAAATATAACGAACCATATACGTATATTAGTACAGGAGGACTTATTGTGGATACATACTTCATACCGGAACATGATGCGGATAAGCGTCTGGCAGAACTCAATAATGTATACCGTCCGGGTGATGAAACCAAGGCTCACCTTGTATGGTATCGTGACAATGTTCTGCGTGTTCAGAATAAGCTGATGCAGCTTCATGAGCTGCTGTGTCCTGATTATTTCCCCGACTGGAATACGGATGAAGATAAATGGTCTGTATATTTCGATGCTGAAGATAAGCGTTTTATCAGTATTCCTTGGAATTATATGAACCACCTCATTGTTTGTTTCACTAAAGAAGCGGCAGAAAAGGCTTGCAGAATACTCAACGAAGAAAATTTTATGGGGTGATAAAATGACTATCGAAGATTTCATGGATTTAATGATCGACGGAGGTTCTCAGCACTTCCACATATGGGACAATAATAAGTGTGAGGTTATCTTCGACGGAAAGGGCGGCGAAATTCCCGAGGAACTTCTGTATGAGGAAATAAACAGTATTGACAATGTATACTGGATTAACAGTGTATACAGTGACTGTAATGGAGTCTTAACACTTAACGTCGATATCGAGGAATAACAACCAATAAATAAATGGAGGTGTCAAAATGAATATTACGGACATCCACGGCAACTGTATCAAAGTTGGAAAAACGTCAATCACGGTTAAGGGTGACGATGAAAAAACAAAAGGCATCGTGACTAATTGCAAAGCATTTTCTGCAATGAGTTCGGCGGATAAACTTTTGTTACACAAAAAGAATATCCCTACTGATGAATGTAAAAATTGTATTATCCAGAACGGCAATATTTACTATCTGCATGATACGTTCCTTGAAAACTGGATAAGTCATCAAAAACGTCCCGAAACTTTTATAAGCGAGTGTAACAAAGCAGAACAGCTGAAAAATACCGCTGAAGCCATGCGGAATAATGGAATAACTGTTATAGAATGCGTGATTGAAAAATAAGGGGGATTAAATATGTTAAGAGAAGAATTTGAGATGTGTCCGCACTGCGACAACGAAATCACAGTGGAATGGGACGTGGAAAAAGACGGCTACGAAGTAACGTGTCCCGAATGCGGCAGGAAGATAATGCTTTGCGATGCTTGCAGCCACTCCATAGATAATCGCAACAGATACTGCGATTGGTGCGACGGAAAATGCTTCCGCAAATCTCCAGACTCGGTTGGCAGATATTGTGTCGTCGATTATTGCGATGTGTGGAAGGAAGATGGGGTATATGTAGTCAACGAAGCAGCGTCAACTGACATTGTAATAACCATACCTGATTTAAGTGCTGAAACGGTTCTCACAGCATTACGGGATGCAGGCTATCTTATGCGCACCGTAGCCTTCGATGGACTTGTCGTCGAATGCGGAGACGATTTTGCCGAAGTGTTTGCTATGGACGGTCGCTATCCTATTTGTCAGCTTGTAAAGGAGGAATAAACCATGACATACAATTATAAACTTATAACTGCCGCAGAGTTGGCGGAGAGGATTATTTATTGGATAGATAATGAGATGTGCTACAAGCATTTCGATGTGACCCTTGATAATTCCACGGAAGACCCTTGCGGCTGGTGGCGTTTAGGTTTCACGAAAATAGCTGATGGAAAATGCTTAACACTTGCATACTACGGCGGAGAATGGCTGTACGCAATTCCGTTTGGGCTTATTATGTCCGAGGACGATATCAAGGAGTGGCTGGTATCAATCAACAAAGATAACGGCGGCGACGGCATACATTTTGTAGTTAAGCAGAAGGGGGTAATAATCAATGAAAGATCCTAAATACATACTTATCGTGTCACAGTATTACTATTCGCACCACTGCTTTGTGGTATCTTCCGAGGAAGAAAGCTTCCGTGAAAAAGCTCTCACGCTTATCGAAAAGCTTGAGGGTTATAAACGTGAAGATAGGGACAAGTACCCATATCGCTACGGTACAATCCGTGATAACGCTTACACGGATATCCGCTATCGTTGGAATGTCAACGACGCAGGTGACATCTACTTTATCCCATGCGAATCAGTGACGGAAGCGCTGCGGGAATCTGAGGAGTATAACTCGGAGCTTAATAAAATCCAATGGTGCAAGGGTGTAAAGGCTAACCGACGCAAAGAGGTCGTAAACTCTATTAATAAACATCATCTGTACAGCTGCATATCAAAGCTCGTCAGCGAATGCTTTAATGTGATCTGATAGGGGGTTAAAACAATGAAACGAGCGTACATTGAAAATCAGTATGGCGACTGCATTTGCGAGCTTGAACCATACCTTGATGACGACGGAGAGCTGACAGGCTGGTCAACTCCGGACGAATACTTTATGCCTTGCATAGTCGATGAAGGAGATATCTTTAAAGTTGTAGTAAGGGAGGAATAAACAATGCAAAACGAATACGGAACAAAGCTTTGTAACGCAATTATGGGTGAGCTTAATTGTCTGGTCGGACAGACAACAGGTACGGCGAACTACTGGCTGGATTCAGCACACAATGTGTTCGCAGATATAGTAACTGATGGTCGGGAAACATGGTTCGAGGTTGAGCTTGAGCTTTACGACCCAATAACGGAAGATTGGATCGGCGACTTAGCCATACTCGCAACGGAAGATACATCTAGCCAAGAACTTTGGAGTGCGGTTGAATATATCGTGGATAAATATTTGGCAAGGAGGTAGCGAGGATATGAAAATAATGACGTTTATCATAGACGACAGTTCGGAGGAGGTTGGTCATGAATCTCCATTTAAAGCTGTGTACATATTGTACGGCGAGGATATTGTGTGTACCCGTTATGTGCTGAAGGACTGGAAGTGGAATGGCATTGATATCAATACTTTGAACGGGTATCAGATGGGAATTTTACATGGTTGTCAGGATTGCTTTGTGGGAGATAAGCGTTTCCCGTTTGGAGTTACACATATGTCTGAGACAACCGTTGAAAGTGAGGAATAACAAATGACCTTTTACGAAGCTGAAAGAGCTATCCTGATGTCCGCAACAGCCACAGCCCTTGAAGATGCAGCCTATCAATTCTGCGAGGAGATAGATGACTTTGACGACCTTAACTGCCTGCTCGGTCTTGCGGAAATCCAGAGGGGTAAAATTGCCAAATTCAACGAGAACCCGCAGCTTTGCAAGTGGAGATACCTCGACGAAGAGAATAACATAGTGGAACTGGAAGACCTCGAAGCCGCCTACAATGACATGAAAGAGAACGATGATTGCCCATACGAAAGCTTCAAGGATTACCTGAAAGCCTGCATGGAATACAATGGCGGAACATTAACTTCAATATTATAAGGAGAAATTATTATGAGTACGTGGAATGTAGAAGAATTTTGCGGATATAAGCCCATCACAACATTTTGGGACGACTTTTCGATTGCAGACCGCTTTGGCGAGAGCGCAGTGAGGGATACATTTAACCGAGCTTTCGACGACTGGAAATCCAACTACAAATATCTGACGGAGCTTGCGATGGTTCTGAACCACAAGTCATGGGAGTATGAAGTAATCAATCCAAACCTGTGTGAGCTGTATTCGGAGCTGTACTATAAAGCGGATAGCTATGCGGTGAATAATCTGAGCGGCGAGGAGCTTAACTATTATTACAGAACACTTGATTGAAAGGGGTATCATAAAATGAGAAGATGCGTTAAAGAATTTGCCGACGATGTGTGCCACAAGGTCAGAGACATCGAGCTTATAGACAAAGCCCGTAACATCGTGACCCTTTATCTCGGCGGAAAAATCACAGAGTTCGACGCAATGTCCGAACTTGTAAAAATTGAAATGATAAGCAGGGGGATTTAACTATGTTGGAAATGAGAAACGGCTGGGAGCTTACAGACAGCGATTGTATGCAGTGCCGTAAGCAGATCTCCAAAGGTGTGTATAAATTTATTGAAGCTGTGTGGCCTGACATCACCGACGAAGATCTACGGGCGGAAAATGCTAAAGACGAGTTTGATAATTATGTAGTCCGAGCGAATGTGGTAGACATGAATTTTACAACCCTCGGAGATATAAGCTGTACTCTTGCAAGCTTTGGTTACGATAGTATAAACAATCTGATGGAATCATATGACATTAACAAGGTGGAGGATACATATCCACTCCTTGCCGAGATGATATTTGAAAACGATCCATACAGTTTAATTACAATATCGAATGTTGTAAGTTGGGCGGATGCCGAAAAAATAATCCAAGGCTGCATTGACAAAGACGCTTGATGCGCCGATGAGGAGGAACATGATGAAAGTTTATTTAGTGGCAGAGGTTCGTTATACTAAGTGTGAATCAAGCGTAAGCGTTGCAAACGTAAACATTGAAGGAATATTTTCCTCATGTGATAAGGCTGAAAACTTTGTAAGAACGTGTGGTCAACACAATCCTGATATAGTTTATGTTGTAAAAGAATACGGAGTTGACGAAAGACCCTGCCGTTAATGAAATGGAGGGATGAAAATGGTCGTCCGGGCAAATGTCAGCGGAATAATTACAGCAAGCCTGCATGGTGAGAGTGTTTAATGCGGAACTTTGCAGAAGGTACTTGATTTTTTCGCAAATATGTGGTATAATGAGGAAAATTTTAAGGTGGTTTCAAAATGATTAATCTCTATGAAAACGCTTCCTCAGTGGATTATGATACCATGTGCGAGATAATGGCAAACATTGAAAAATATACGGAATTTTGTGAAGCCAAAACTCGTAGACTTCAAGCACAGCGAGAAGATTTCTTGCAAGAGCTTGAGCAAATGGAATACATACCAATGCCGTTTGTCGAAGAGTTAAGGGAAATCTCAAAGCAGTACAGGATGTACAAAAGAGAATTTATGATTGGCAGGTCGCTAAAGAACTGCTCATTTAATCTTGTGGAAACCAAAGAAGATAAGATGGATTGCTTTCAAGAAGCGGTCGCAAATACAATCAGGAGGATTTAAATATGGCACAGGAAAAGACTTTAACAAGAGAAGCATTCAGACTTGCGGAAAAGATGTACAAGGAGTATAAAAAGAAAAAGAAGAAAGATGATGAATGGCTGTTCGCAATAATACAGCAGCGCATGATAGAACAAGGTTACGGAATAATGTGGGAATGTTTAGAGCGTGGCGACTACAAAGAGTACGAACAGCGTATGCTGCTTGTACCTGAAAGCGTCGGCGAAAACGGGGAGGGATAATCATGGATATGCAGAAGGCTTATGCGGAAATAAATGCCATGAAGCTTGACGATGCTCCGGTAAAGCGGGAAATGTTTGATATGTTCTTGGATATGTATTATAAGTCCAAGAACGAAAAGGATTCGCTGTTTGCGAACGGCGGATTGGAACTGGCAGAACTTATCCTCAAAAAGAAAGGCTACGAAAATCTGACCAAGCTTCTCAGAGAGGATAAGGTTGACGAGTACAAAGCAGAAGTCGAGAAAATTTTCAAGCAGAGTTAAGATTGATTAAGGGGGAATTGATATGACACAGCGAGAGATAATGGAAGAAATCTATCAAAAGCTTCATGACAGCGATATTGAAATAAAAACCCGTATCGCTAACGGAGAAAATTGTTCGGTGTTTGCCGAAAGTGAAATGGGAATTGTACGAGGAGATGAAAAGTCTTGCGGAAAAGAACGGTTTCGTGGACGGATGCTTTGATAACCTTTGGCTGACGGCAGTGAAGCGTCATGCCGCTGATCTTGGAATCCGTCCGGATCAACGCAGAATAGACTGAAGAAAAGAGGTAATTAAAATGCTCGGAGTTATCACAGCAATCGTAGCAGGTGTAACACTTGCCGCAGGCGGATATTATAACGTGATTCAAAGCAAGCAGTCGGAAGTGTTGGCAAACAAAGCCAAGCAGTATATAGATGCCTATAACAGATATGTAGCACTGGAAACAGATGAACCTCCGTTTTTTGGGGACTACATTATCAACGGTGAAGCACCAAAGATTGCGGACGACTTCGGCAAATGGCTGACAGACATGGACAAAATGCGGCATCTGAATGAGAAAATCAATATCGAGTATCATAGAAAGAGGTTGATAGATGTCGGAGTAGAGATCTTGGAAATGCAAAAAGAGGGTTTCACCAAAGAGCAAATTGAGGAGATGGATTTTCGCAACGTTCTGGACTGGAGTTGTGAGATGGTGCGTGAAGTCGCTCTCGGCAAGGAGCGCACCATCTATCGCTATCACTTCGTAATGAAAAGAGAAGAGGGCGGACTTTACGATCCCGACTTTACTTACGACGAGTATCGTGCGACTTGCCTGACAGCAAGCGGAATCATGCTGCGGAATAAAAGTTTTCTTGTATATGACGACCACCCCGAGATGAGGGAGCATTGCAAGAAACTCATCGCAAGGTATGGTCACTTCGCCAAGATGGAGGGTTGGCGAAAGACCATTTGACAGTGGCAAAGCTTTGTGCTACAATAAATGTTATGTAAGGAGGAATGGTGTATGAGAATACGAGCTTCCAACGGAAGGCTTTATGACCCAGAAAAGTCCGCAGTAATAGGTGAAAGAGTCCTGCCCGATGGAAAAATCCAGAGACTGCAAAGGTCAGTAGTAGGCGCATACTTCTTCTTTGAAACACCGTCGGAATCAACGAAGTCTGCGGTAACTCCCACAACCTACGATGAAGCGTTGGAATGGGCGAAAAAATATCTGACAAAAGAAACAATAGATTCCTGTATGGATTGGTCATCCGAGGAGAAGTGCTATTTAGATATAGTTATAACAGATTTCAACAGAAGTCGGTTGGAGATGATTGCTAAAAGAGAGGGTCTTTCATTGAGTAAATGTTTATCCTTAATCTCAAAGCAATATTATGAAGAGGTTTGTGATATATTATGAAGAAATGTGCAACATCGGGCGGGTATCTAGATACGGACACATCTATTTTAATAGGGTCAATAACAAACGACGGGAAGACTTATTCCTTGTATAGAATTCCTAATTATAAATATAGATATACAATTTCTGTGGGAAGCTCTGCGGCGGAAACGAGCGTTGCAGATGTGTCGTTTGACGCTGCAAAAACATGGGCAAAAAATAATTTATCCAAGGAAATGTATGAGAAAGAGTTTTGTTTACCCTCAAGCTGTGATGATAAAAGTCGTTTAAAGACCACAGTTCAAGGAGAAACTTACACGACATTTGAACGCATTCGTGGAAACACAGGGGAATCGTTTGCTAAAATCCTCGTAGACATGATAGACTACTACGAACAAACCCACGGCTCCCTCAACGAGTAAACATCTCCAACACCCGCCGTTCCAAAGGCAAACCATCAAACTTAAAATTTTTCAGTCGCTCCGCACGGATTTCCGCCGCCTGCAAAGTAACATCGCAGGTCTCGGCAATTTCCTGCGGAGTTTTTATTCCCATCTTCCAAAGCACAACGGACGGCATTAGCAAGCATTCGGCAAACAGATCTGCCGCAGCTTCCTGCGAACGCCCACCCAAAGTATCATAACCATCTTCAAGATGCCCGAGGAGAGAATGCCCAAGCTCATGAGCAGCAGTGAAACGCATCTCTTGCTTGGACACAGTGTCCTTAACAATAATATATGTCGAGGATTGGTTGGCAAGTATCTTGCCTTCCTCCGAGCCGAACAGGTAATCGACTTTTGAATTGAAGATGATTTTTATATTATAGTGAGCTGCGATTTTTCCGACGGAAATTGGCAGGGTTGAACATCCACAATCAATAAGACACTTTAACGCCGTGTCTTGAACATATTTATAATCCAAAAACAAAACACCTCGAAGGTATTATGACCTACGGGGTGTTTGTTATTAGAGGGAATTGTTGTCAGCGTCCGCCGATTCGATTTTGTTTAGGACTTCAGAAGAAATTTGTTCTGTGTGAATCCCGTCTTGTCCAAATCGTGCAGCCGACCTGAAGGACGTTGCTTCGATGGAATTCAGATACTCATTAAAGATAAGGTTAATGAGATTATTACAGCTTCTCCCGCTTTGTTTCGCAAGCACAGTGAGCCGTTGTTTCGTTGTGAGCGGGATAACTATCTGCATTCTTGTCTTATCTTTAGCAATTGACATAATTGTCACCTCTTTTCCCAATTAGTATAACATAAATTAACAGTAATGTCAAGGTTGTGTAACTCGTTTACAGTTTGTTCATTGACAAAGGTTACACAACCGTGATATAATTAATTAAGAACGAAAGGAATAAAAATTATGAACGATTTGATTAAGGTCAATTACGAAAAATCCGAACAGCCTACCGTAAGCGGCAGGGATTTGCACGCTGCACTTGAAGTTCAGACACCGTACCACAAATGGTTTCCAAGAATGTGTGAGTACGGTTTTGCCGAGAGTAATGATTATTCAGTTACGGACATTTTTGTCCCTAACTCAAACGGCGGTAGGCAGACACAGATTGACCACCAGCTCACAATCCCAATGGCAAAGGAAATCTGTATGCTCCAGCGTTCCGAAAAGGGCAGGCAGTTCAGACAGTATTTCATAGAGATTGAGAACAGATGGAATACTCCCGAAGCAGTCATGGCAAGAGCATTACAGTTTGCCAATCAGCAGCTCGACAAAATCAAACAGCAGAACCTTCAGCTCGAACAGACTGTCGCCGTCCAGACACAGCAGATAACGGAGATGCGACCGAAGGCTTCTTATTATGACATCGTTCTCAGCTGTCCCGACCTGATGTCAATAACTAAGATAGCTAAGGATTACGGCAAGACCGCCCGATGGATGAACGAGTGGCTGCACAGCAATAAAGTTCAGTTCAAGCAGGGCAATGTCTGGCTTCTGTATGACAAGTATGCCAAGAACGGCTATACAAATACGAAAACACAAACGTTTCAGGACGACAGCGGGAAAACTCACGTCTCCGTTCATACATATTGGACACAGAAAGGGAGGTTGTTCCTGTACGATTTGTTGAAATCGCATGGAATTTTGCCAACGATGGAAAAAGCAGAATAAATTTTCGATTTCCTATTGACAAATCGGAACGGTTGTTCTATAATGGTTATAAGGAATTTCGGAAATGTGAAAAAAGAAAGGGGTTTATGATGGAGTTTCACTTCTTGCACAAGGCAAAGACAAAAGATACGTTCCGCTGGATAACGGGTTGGCTCATCCAGAAGGACGGCGGGTGGCAGATATACAGTGGCGGAAAATTTTATGCCGTCGAACCGTATACGATATGCGCCTTTACAGGTGCATACGACCTGCATCGCACAATGGTATTTGAGGGGGATTTTATATACAATTTCTTCCTCAGAAAGTCCGCAGTTATGCTGTGGGACAATCACCGCAAACGTTTCGTAATTCAAACGACCGATATGACTTTAAGCCTGAAGCATATAAAGAAAGGCAATACAGTTGTACTGGGTTCCGCTTACGACATTCCGAAAATCGCAGCGGAAATTCCAGAGGATACGAACAGAAATTCTGTTTCGGTTTTGCAGGAATGCACAAAGGAAGAAAACATAAAGAGGTTTGGCAGTATCGCACTGTCCAACGAGTATAAAACAGGAGGAATTTCATTATGAACAGATATTTTATTGGTTTTACAGGTCACACAGCAGAGTATAACACACCCGCAGTCCCGACTAAGCATTGGGATTTCGGCGACTTCAGAGTTACCAGAGTTTCCCCGACCCCTGAGATAGAGGATATTCATATGATGACACTTACTGCCGCAGATCCCGACAAGTTCCACGAAATCCGTGAGAGATTCGCCGGCGGCTTTGATAAGTATTGGTATGCAATCGTCTGCGGAGCGGCTGTGTCCGACGAAGAAGCCGACGAAACAAGATTCACAGTTCGTCCGAAGCTCGTGTGGATAAAGGCTGAGTCGGAAGCAGACGTGGAAAAAGCTATCAGCGCAGCGGGTGTGGAGATTTATTTCCATGCAGATACATACCTTGGCTTTGAGTGCGAAGTCGATGCCGCAGGCATTTTCGTGCCGTATATCGCAAGACCTGTAAATGACAACAGCGAAGAGGAATAATATTACGATACCGTTGTTTTTGTGTTGACGTATTGTAAAATATAACGGCGTTTGTACTTGGGTTCTTGACAACCTCCTCTGAGTTGTGGTATTATCGTAATATAATAACCGACAAGTTTGGAGGAGGTTTCAGGAATGATGGAAGACAAGAGAATCATACTTAAAAATCTGATGTATGGAAAAAGGGAGTACGCTCTTGAAGCGTTGCTGAATACAATCGTTAAGGACGGGGAATTCACAGAAGATGAAGTCATTAAAATGTTTCTGACAATGAATATTTTTGACGGAACTGTCTCGGGAAAGCTCCTCGAAAGATCTCTTGAGGTTCTGAGCAAGTATTGGAAGCCCCGAAATATTGGGGAATATGAGGTCAAGGTCATACCTACTTCAGATAAAGGTAAAGACTCAGCCATTAAGGTTGTAGGGCTTTATGAAGCAATCTTCAAAAAGCCTGTTGAAGATTTTACTGATATGGAATACAAATACCTGTACTCCAATAAGGGGTTGTCTACACTGACATCCAACACCAGTTACTTCTCATATATAAACGACAGAAGAATGGCAACAGGTAAGAACCCAATCCAGTTTACCAAAAACTTGGATTACAGTAAGCTTCCTTTGCCTTCATTGATCTATTCTCGTTATGAGGAAAGCCCTGAAAGCTTTGGAAAAACGCTCCGTCAGATGAAGTCGTTTGCCAACACGAATGCCTTCATGATGATGGCGGCTGGCTTGGCAATGATATACAGTGGTGTAGAACCAAGCGAAGTATGCAAGATAAGAGAGGATCAGGTTGACAGAAACCTACACGCCATAGCGATGGAAGACGGTCGTGTGGCTTACATTCCAACAGACCTTTGGGATTTTGTTGCGGTGATGTTGTCCCGTAACAATGAATTTATTCCCAGCGAGTTTGTGCTTAAAGCGAGAAACTCACTTTCCAATAGGTCAAAAACAAAGGACGATCAATTAACCTATAATAACTTCGCATCAAATCTTAAAACCGCAAGAGGAAAAATTGAAGCTGCTGTTAATGCTCAGCAGATCCGAAGTGATAATCCTCTGTATGCAAAGTATGTCGCCACGGATAGCATAAGCGAAAGTGGTCTGTTTTACAGAGCGTACAGCGAGGGTGTTCAGACAGAGGACGACTTCAAGATATACTCAATGCAGAACAGCAACCCCACAAGACGGGGAGTACAGAAGGTAAACATGAGAGCCAACATATACGCACAGTGGCTTGAAATGTTCCACAAGTGAGATAGTATGGCGAGCGGAGAAATCTGCCCGCCATATTTATTCTTATATGTATTCACAGAAATTTAACTTGACAAACCGCAACAGGTGTAGTATACTATAAACATAGTTTCAACTTCATAACTGCCATTATTTGTACTTGCGGCGAGCTTGTGCGCTATTTTTATACCTTCAGGTCTGCCATTATTTGTACATCGAAAACCCCAGCGGAAACGCAGACAGCTTTGCGAACCGCTGTTTACATAGATAACCATTAAGTCATAAGGAGGAACAGAGATGTCAACATTTGAAACCCTTAATTCAATCGACATCGCAGCAAAAATCAAGAAGAAGAACGGCATGAGTTATCTGCCGTGGTCATCGGCATGGGAGTTCGTCAAGTCGAAGTTTCCTGATGCGTGGTACGAGGTGTCCACATCAGAGATAAGGGCGGCGGACGGAACAGCTCATAAGTGTAATTATTTTACCGACGGCAAGACCTGTTGGGTAGAAACCACAGTGTTCATCGGCGACGAAGCTCAGGCGGAACAGCTTCCTGTGCTGGACTTCAAAAACAAAGCAGTCCCGTTCGAGAACGTTGACTCTATGGCAGTCAACAAGGCAATCAAAAGATGTCTCACGAAGAACCTTGCACTGTATGGTCTGGGGCTTTCTCTCTGGAACGGCGAGGAACTTTCAGACAACGCCAAGGAAACAAAGACAGAACTTACCGCAATCAATAAGGAAACCATGTCAATCGCAACTGCGGCGGCAGGCAAGTCCGAAGCGGCGAAGAAAGCTGTCGGAGAATTCGTGGCACAGTTTGTACCATCTAAGAACATCATGTCCATCAAGGATATTGATAAGGCAAGAGAGCTTAACAAGCTTATAAAAGAGAAGGAGTTTTGATCATGGCAAATCTTAACACAGTATTAATTCAGGGCAGACTTACAGCGGCACCCGAACTCAAGCAGACCAACAGCGGCAAGGGAGTGATATCATTCTCCGTTGCAGTGGATAAATCTTACAACAAGGACACCCCTCCCGAACAGACAGTTGACTTCATCAACTGCACGGCTTGGAATAAGACCGCCGAGTTTATTTCCAAATACTTCGATAAGGGTTCGCAGATACTCATAAAGGGCAGACTTTCAACTCGTTCGTGGACTGACGCCGAGACAGGCAAGAAGCGAACGGCAACAGAAGTCACAGTCGAAGATGTCTACTTCTGCGGCAGTAAGAGCGGCGGCGCAGGCAATACCGATGAAAAACCCGAAGCAAAGACAAAGGCGGCTGTAAAGCATGATGATATGGCAGATTATGAGGAAGTCCAGACAGGAGAGGACTTACCCTTCTGATTTTTTCTGTCCAAAATTCTGCCATTATTTGTGCTTGGGGCGGCTTCATCGGTCGCCCTTAAAAAACAAGGAAGGATGAAAGTATGGAAAACGTTGAACGTTTCGAGCAGTTACTTATGTCAACCAACAGGGCAGGCATAGAAAATCTTCTGGAGTTTATACGCAAGAGCGACTTCTATACAGCCCCCGCAAGCAGTCGATTCCACAGCTCATATGAGGGCGGACTTCTTCAGCACAGCCTAAATGTCTACGACGCTCTGGTTTCCAAGGTAAACAATAACCCGACATGGAAACTGAACTTTGACCCCGCAAGTCTCGTAATTACAGCTCTCTTGCACGACCTTTGCAAGACATATTTCTACGTCTCCGAGGTCAAAAACCGCAAGGTCTATAAGGAAAACGGCAGTAAGCTTGATTCCAATGGTCGTTACGACTGGGAATCGTATATGGGTTATACCATTGAAGACAGATTTCCATACGGACACGGCGAAAAGTCAGTGATGATGGCTGAACAGTTCATCAAGCTGACGGCGGAGGAACGCTATGCGATACGCTGGCACATGGGACTTTCCGAGCCAAAAGAAAATTATAACTATGTCGGCAAAACCTACGAGAAATATCCTCTTGCTCTGGCTCTTTCGGAAGCAGACCTCGAAGCAACATATCTGATGGAGAAGGAGGAGAATCCCGATGGCTGAACCGTGCAAATGTGCATATAAACATTGCGTCTACGGCGGCAAAATTCTTGAAGGCGACGCTTTCGTGGACGTTAACGGCAGACTTTTTCACAACGAATGCCTGATGGAACGAGACGAGATATTCAAAGCCGTAAGCTTCTACCTTCAGAACTTCAACCTTAAAGAAAGCCGTGGCACAGTGACCAGAGTTATTCAGACTTTGGTATACAGCAAGAAACTTTCCACGGATTTCGTAATGTTCATGCTTACCTATATCAAAGACCACGGCAAGCCCGTCAATAAGCCTATGGGTCTGTACGCATACGCCAACGATAAATCGGTGCGCAGTGCCTATTATTCCTATAAGAGAAAGAATGAGAAGCAGAAAATCCCCGAAGCAAAGGAAGATATTAAATTCAATCTTCCCAAGAAGAAAATAATGTCCGAGTTTGAAAGGATAGCAGGCAATGGCAGTTGAATTCTATGATACTCAGGCGGAATCGTCGCTCATTTCCACGCTTTTCTTCCACCCTGATTATGCATTGCATTCACAGTACCTGAAAGCTTCGTATTTCTACAACAAGGAAAACGGCTGCCTGTATTGGGCGGTCAATGAACTGCTGAATAAGGGTATCGAAAACATCGACACCATCAATATCTCCAACATTCTTGCTTCCAACCCTGCCGTAGCACAGGTCATGCGGAATAAGAATATCGAAAACCTTGAGGAATACTTTCAGCTGTCACAGGTGATGTCCAGAGATACGCTGGAAGAATATAAAGCCCTCGCAGATACCATCGTAACTCTGGCATATAAAAGAGATGTCCTCGGAACGCTTGATAAGCTTCATGAAACATTTACCTCCAAGCAGATTCCCATAATTCCAATGAACAATCTGCTCTACAACAGCTTCGATAAGCTCACGGAAACCTATATCGTTGAGGGAGAAATAAAATCCTTCGGTGAGGTTGCCGAGGATGCATATGCGGACATCTGTTCACGGCGAAATGAGACAGGCTTCACAGGTCTGCCGTCAAAATTCCAGCGGATCAACGGATATTTTACCTATGAAAAGGGCGAACTGATACTTATTAAAGCCCGAATGAAGATGGGCAAATCAGCGTTCCTGATGAATGAAGCTCTGCACAAAATCAGAAACAAAGTCCCCACAGTCTACTTCGATACCGAGATGAATGACAGGCTTTTTACCATCAGAGTTCTCGCAAATCTCTCAGGCGTTGACCAGAAGAAAGTCAAGGACGGCAACATGACCTCGCAGGAGCAGGCGGAAGTGTCAAAGGCTCTCAGGTTTCTGAAGGACGCACCGTTCGTCCACATCTACGACCCTGCGTGGGATAAGAACAAGGTCATCTCAACCTGCAAGATTCTCCAAAGACGCATGGATTTGCAGTTTGTGGTCTTCGATTATATCAAATCCAATACCACAAACTCATCGGAGCAGTACAACGAACTCGGCGAGATGTGTGACTTCCTCCACAACAAGATCGCAGGAGAGCTTGACCTCGCAGTTCTCGCAGCAGCACAGCTCAACCGCCAGAACATGGTGGCGGATTCCGACAAGATCGAAAGGTACGTCAGCGTGTCATGTGAATGGCGCAAGAAAACCCCCGAGGAGATCGAAGCAGATGGTTCGGCGTGCGGCAACTCCCGGCTTTCCGTAGACCTTAACCGTCTCGGCGAGTGCATGGGCGACGGCGAGTATGCGGATTTTCAGTTCAATGGAAACTGTATGCAGATCTACGAAGCAAAGGCTCACACAGGCGTAAGCGAGTTTGACTTTTAAGGCGGTGAGAGTATGAGCGTTTCACAGGAACTTGCCGACAAAATTGTTTCCGAGGTCGATATAGGCAGTCACATAAGCCAGTACGTTCCGCTGAAACCTCACGGCAGGAACGAACTGTTTGCCTGCTGCCCGTTCCACAATGAAAAGACTCCATCGTTCACCGTTACTCCAAGCACAGGATTATTCTATTGCTTTGGGTGCAAGGCTTCGGGTACCGTTATTCAGTTTGAGATGCAGATGTTCGGTTTACCATACGGACAGGCTGTCGAGAAGCTTGCAAATCAGTACGGAATCGACAGAGAAATGCGCCCGACTTCTGAAAGTATCCTGCTTATGCGAAAGTACAACAGGGTCAGAAAGAAGTTCGACGAGACTTCATCTCATGTAATTCTGCCGTCTGATTATATGAACCGCTTCGTCGATTCACCTGCGACCGAGTGGATAAAAGAGGACATCACTGCCGAGAAACAGAGGGAGTTCGGAGTGAGGATAGACATGAGTTCAAACCGTATCGTCTACCCGGTGTATGATGTGTGCGGAAATCTTATCAATGTTAAGGGCAGAACACGGTATGCAGACTATAAAGCGTTAGGTATTCCAAAGTATATGAATTATTTCAAAGTCGGCGACCTCGATTACTTCCAAGGGCTGAACAAAACCAAGACAGCAATAGAGGAACACCACGAAATGATAATCTTTGAGTCTGTTAAGTCAGTCATGAAGGCTGAGCTTTTCGGAACTCCGAACGCAGTGTCCGCAGAAACCAGTTCGCTGAATATATTCCAGATCAAGCTTGCCCTGTCAATGCATTGCGATGTCGTTGTAGCCTTTGACAACGACGTGAGCAGAGCGGAATCGGCAAAGTTCCTGTCAACACTCCGTAAATACACCAACGTTTATTGGATCAGTGATAAGGAACGATTGCTTGGAAGCTGTAAGGATAAGATGGCTCCAGTGGATAAAGGCAAGGACATCTGGAGCTACCTCTACGAAAGGAAGATTCGTGTTTGAACGACCGTTTCGAGAGCATGACCGACGAACAGATCGCCGAGTTCATAAAGCGCAGACGGCTTCAGCTGCTGGTGCATTCGTATCTCTATTATTCGATGGATACCAATATCATCTCAGACGCAACATGGTCTGAGTGGGCAATGCAGCTTGTGGAAGTTCAGCAGAAGTTCCCTGAAATTGCGGAAACAGTCTGTTTCGCCAAGGATTTCAGAGACTTCGACGGCAGTACAGGGTGCGACTTAAACTATTTCGACCCGCAGATAGTCAACATCGCACACAGACTTATGGATATAGAAAGGAAAAGATTATGAACAAAGAGAAAATCAAAGAGCTTGAAGAAGAAATCAGTGAAGCTAAGCGTAAGATAGACGAACTAACCGCAAAGCTCGAAAAGGAAAGAAATGTCGTTGACATCACAGACAGATGGAAGCCTGCTCTGGGTATACCTTATTATACTTCTGGAACAGATGATTTTGCTTCTATCCGTTGGGACAGTGATGACTTTGATAATCATACATTTAATTCTTTTGACACATGGGAAACTGTTGACCGTGCCAAAGAGGTATATGAAAAAATCAAAACCCTGCGAATCATGGAGCAGATACACGATATTCTGTGTCCTGATTACAAGCCCGATTGGAATAATTGCTGGGAGATAAAGTGGTACTGCTATTATAATTCCTCTCAGGGAAGGTGGAATGTTGGTCGCAGTGTGTATTATGTTGAAAGTTATACATATTTCGACGCAGAACACGCAGAGCAGGCTTGCGAAATTCTGAACGACATGGGCATAATACCGGCTTAATTTTATACAAGGAGGAAGTAAAAGCAATGACTCACAAAAAATTTATGGATATCCAGAGGATTAAACCCGAATACGCTGACGGTTTTAGCGTTGGTGATTACATAGTTATTCAGGAAAAGATTGACGGTGCAAACGCTGCCATCAGATATGATTCTGAAACAGATACAATAGCGGCTCAGTCAAGAAAGAATATTCTTGGCGTTGGCAATAATCTCAGAGGATTTTATGAGTGGTCGCAGACGCTCAATAAGGAACTCGTAAAATCCGTTCTTGGCGACAACCTCGTGCTGTTTATGGAATGGCTTGTGCCACATACTTTAATGTATCCATCTGAGCGTTATAATCACGCTTATTGCTACGACGTGTATGATGTCAATTCAGAAATATATCTTCCTCAGAATGAGGTAAAAGAGATCGTAAAGAAGCTCGATCTTACTTATGTACCCACATTTTATGAAGGTAAGTTTATTTCTTGGGAACATTGCATGAGTTTTGTGGGTAAGACTGAACTTGGCGGCGAGGGAGGCGAGGGAATTGTGATCAAGAATCAGACAATGCTTAACAATCCTAATACTCGTCAGCCTTTCTATATTAAGATCGTAGCCGAAAAATTTCAGGAAGCACATACTCATAAAGAAGCGAAGGTCGTTGACCCTGCAACGATGAAAAAGAGAGAAGAAATTCAGAGACTTGCTGAAACCATCGTTACAGAAGCAAGAGTAAGAAAACTCCTCAACAAGTTTGTTGACGAAGCTATCCTCCCTGAGAATTGGTCTTTAGAAGAAATGCCTATTATTGCAAAGAACCTGACTAAAGCCGTTTATGAGGACTGTGTTAAGGAAGAACCTGAAACAGTAAAGCAGATTGATAATTTTGGCAAAGCTGCCAACGGTATTGCTATGAAGTTAGCAAGAGGTATTGCGAATGAAAGACAATTCCAAAGTGCTTAACGCTCAAATCACAGATACATTTCTCGGATTTGATGACCACGGAATACTTACATTTTACCTTACGCTTAATATCTCTGACGACTCGCATTGCTCCTTCGGCGGAATTCGCATTACCCGCAGAACCACAGAGATCATTGGGAAAATCCTGAACACAGTCGGCGTTGCAAAATGGGAAGACCTCAAAGGAAAGTTTCTCAGAGTGTATGCGGATGAATGGGATTCTCCAATCAAGGAGATCGGCAACATGATGTATGATAAGTGGGTTGATATCAACGAGATGAAAGGAGAGTAATTCATGCATGACATGAATCTTTTAAACGAAACCATTGCCGTGCTTAATGCTCATAGAAAAACGCCCGAAGATGTAAGGTTTGTAGTTGGTCTTGACCCTGCAAAAGAAACCGTATGGGAACTGAGTACCCCTCGGGATTTAGTTCGTACATCATGGGCTGAATTTGAAAAGCTGGCTAACAGAACGTATAGCAGCGGCTATGGCGGAATAGAAGTTATCATCGCCACCAAAATTGTCGGCAAAGACTTTTGGCTGGAGCGTCACGAGTACGACGGCTCGGAATGGTGGGAATACAAGGAACTGCCGAAAGCCGAAGATTATCCGGAGGGTAACATCAAGGTATTTGAGGACGACGAATATTGTTAATAATTTTGAAAGCGTGATATATACGCAGCCGATATTTAGTGAAATGATAAAAATGTGGTCAGACCTTGGCTTTGTTCTGCCGATAACAGAAGGTTTTTTACTGGCTTGATAACGGATTCATCAAAGCATTTACTTCTGATGGAGAGCTTCACAAGCTGTATAAGTATAAGGTCAGCGACGACCTGACGATCAGCATAACAAAGCATAAGGATTTTATAGAGTTCATGCCTGAAGCTTGGAGCGAAACTGCCGCAAGACTTTCGCCTGAACTCAACACAAAAATCGAGAAATCTCTTTCGGTCATATCAGATACAGTCTCGAAGTATGCGGATTATGAGTTCCTCGTACTGACATCAACAGGCAAAGACAGCATGGTAACGCTGGACTTGGTGCAGAAAATTCTCCCCAATGTCCGAGTAGTGTTCAATAACACCTCTCTTGACGTTGCGGATACCTATAAGATGGTCAAAGCGCATAAGGACTGGGAGATCACCAATCCAAAGGAAGGGTTCTATGCATGGATCAAACGCACGAACTACATTCCAAACCGCCTAAGCCGAGGTTGCTGTACCAAATTCAAGGAAGGAAACTCTATCGAGTATCTGTCGGACTGCAAGAAGCTTGTGCAGTTCATCGGCGTGAGAAATTCCGAAAGCAACTCCAGAGCAGACAGAGAGTTTATAACCCAAAATCCTAAGTGGGGCAGCAGAGATTGGTACGGTTGCCTGCCGATACGCAAATGGTCAGACCTTGACGTGTGGCTGTACATATTCGGGAATGGTCTTGAGATAAACCCAAAGTATCGCAAGGGCTACCACCGTTGCGGCTGTGCGATCGCCTGCCCGTATGCGTCCAAGACAACATGGGTGCTTGACAAGTATTGGTACTCAAATTTAAGAACAAGATTTGAGAATATTTTGCAGGAAGACTTCCTGCAAAACCAACGATGGCCGCAAGTGAACTGCACTTTGGCGGAGTACATCAAAGGCGGGTGGAGCGGCGGATCATATCGCCCAACACCAACAGCCGAGGTCGTAGATGAGCTTATGAAATACAAAGGCATCACCGACAAAACAGTCGCACAGAAATACTTTAATAAGACGTGCGCCGTTTGCGGCAAAAACGTCCGCCAGAACAATGTCCTTGCCATGAATTTAAAACTTTGCGGCAGGAATGCAGACAAAGTTTACTGCAAGAAATGTCTCATGCAGGAACTCAGCATCAGCCAAACCACTTGGGACGAGATGGTTCAGGATTTCAAGTCACAGGGTTGTGACCTGTTTTAGATAAAATAGAGAAAGGAAATGATAGGTTGAAAAATAAAGATTGGACTGGCAATAAGAAAACGACGTTCGTAACGCTCGGCGCAAGCAACCACACGGATCACGATAGAGCGGAGTACGATTACTATGCAACAGAACCCAAGGCGGTTGACGAACTGCTTAAAGTCGAAACATTTAGCGGCTCTATATGGGAGAACTGCTGTGGCGAAGGACATATTTCCAAGGAACTTATCAAAGCAGGATATGATGTTGTAAGCACAGACCTGATCGACAGAGGATATGGCAAAGGCGGAATAGACTTTTTCGGATGTAATAAAAGTCTTGGCGATAATATAGTTACCAACCCCCCGTATTCGACAGCGTTACAGTGGACTGAGCATTCACTTGACTTGCTTAAAAGTGGGAAGAAGCTTGCACTGTTTCTTCCAATCCAGTTTCTCGAAAGCGATAAAAGAATAAAGCTTTTTAAGGAAAGACCGCCTGTAAGGGTGTGGGTGGCTGCAAACAGACTGCTTTGTGGTATGAATGGTGACTTTAGCGCAAAGGATAAGGACGGCAATGTTCTTTATAATAAGGACGGGAAAGAAAAGAGAATGTCGTCACCCAAGTGTTACGCTTGGTTTATCTGGGAAGCAGGTAATTATAACAATCCACCCGTTATAGGTTGGATAAATACATGAGGTAAACGATATGAAGTACATAGTACAGGTGTCTGAACTTCTTGCAGATAGGTTTGAAGTTGAAGCAGGAAGCTCGGAAGAAGCTATCCAAAAGGTTGAGGATGCTTATTACGATGGCGATATTGTTCTTGATGCCGACAGCTATGTTGACGGCTCGGTTCGATTTGAGATAGTTGATAAAATTTGAGAGGGGTAAAAAATGAACAAACCATTATTAACAATGAATACATTGTTTTCAGGCATCGGCTGTCAGGAGCGTGGCATCGAAAACACAAACCTTTTCGATCTCGATGTTCTGACAACCTCAGACATCAATAAAGAAGCAACACTTGCATATGCAGCCGTGCATTGTGGGCTGACCGAGGAAACAATTCAGTCATACCCGTGTTACCCGTCAGCAGAAGAAATGTTCAGTGAACTTACTGACATGAACTTCGGCTACGACCCCAACAAAGATAAAAACTTTGATTGGTCAAAGCTCGCCAAAAGTAAATCGAAGGAGCTGAAGAAGTATTGGCTTGCCGCCAAAGTGTCTAATAACCTCGGAGATATCCGTGGTATTAATGAACTTCCATATGCCGACCTGTGGACGTGCAGTTTCCCTTGCTTCACAGGCGACACATTGGTATTAACCAAAGAATATGGATATATACCGATTGAAAATATCAAAGAAAAAATGTCTGTATTAACCCATGACAATACATATCAAACTGTCACAAAGTCTATGATGACAGGCAAAAAGAATGTTTATAAAATTAATGCAATGTGTTTTGACACGTTGGAATGTACTGATAGACATAAATTTTATGTCAGAACAAAGCACAGGATGTATACTCGTATTAAAGGTAAAGCTGTCAATCGCAGATATTTTGACAAACCTATTTGGAAAGAGTGTAGGGATTTAAACGAAAATGATTATTTAGGGTATGCTATCAACCAAAACTCTATAATCCCAAAGTGGCAAGACAGTTCGAGTACAAGAGTCAAGATATCCCCACTGATGGGTAATGAAGATTTTTGGTGGATAATTGGTCGTTATATTGCAGATGGATTTAAGCAGGCTACAAAAACAGGAAATAAAATTGTAATAAGTTGTGGAATTCCAAAAGTTAAATTGGGTCTTATCGAAAAACATTTAAACGCTTGTGGGTTAAATTATTGCACTGATGACTATAAATCCTGTATAAATTATCATATTTGTTCTAATGAGTTATATAAATTTGTTAGTCAATTTGGCGATAAAGCGTATGGCAAATTTATTCCCTCATTTGTGTTTGATATGCCGGTTAGGCTATGTGAAGCTTTCTTTGACGGGTATTGGAGTGGAGATGGTTGTTTTACAAACAACAGATATAAAGCTACAAGCATTAGCAAAAAATTAATTTGTGGCTTGGGTCAGTTGATAGCAAAGATATATCATAGACCCTTTTCAATATTTTTTACAAAAAAAGAAACCTACAACGGTTATTGAAGGGAGGACTGTTAATCAGCATGATTCATACACAATAATGTTTAGCAAAGAGAATGCAAAGCAGGATAAAGCGTTTTACGAAGATGGATACATTTGGTTCCCGATTAGAAAGATATCAGATACACATACCGAAAAAGATGTTTATGACATTACAGTTGAAAACAATCATAGCTTTACTGCCAATGGAGCAATTGTTCATAATTGTACAGATGTCAGCGTTGCGGGAAAGATAAAAGGTTTCGCCCCAGACAGCGGCACCCGAAGCTCCCTCTTATGGGAAAGTATACGTCTGCTCAGAAAATCTGTGGACAACGGAACATCGCCGAAGTTTATAATGTTTGAGAACGTTAAGAATCTCGTCGGCAAGAAGTTCAGAAAAGGCTTCGACGACCTTGTGTCTGTCCTTGACAGCCTGAATTACAACACTCATTGGCAGATCCTCAACGCTAAAGAGTGCGGCGTACCTCAGAGTCGTGAACGTGTGTTTGCACTTTGTATTCGCAAGGATATTGACAACGGCAAGTTTGAATTTCCGAAGCCTTTTGATAATGGTCTACGGCTGAAACATATACTCGAGCCTGAAGTTGACGAGAAATATTATCTGTCCAACTCAGCAATAGAGTATATGAATCGAGAGCGTAATGGTAAGCCAAGATGGGAATACCACAAGAGTGAATATGATGGCACGTCCTGCACTCTCACAGCAAATATGTGGAAGGGCGTTTCATATGGAGTTATTTCTGGAGCGAATACTATTCAACAGCTAGGCAATCTTTACGGTACAGAACGTGAACCCAATCCGGTGGCAGGAAGGGTATACAGCACAGAAGGAGTTTGCAGTACAATAAGAACTCCAAGCGGCGGCAATACTCAGCCAATAATTGAAGAGCCTGTCACCGTTGTAAGAGAAGCTACGAAGAAGGGTTATGCCGAAATTTATGTTGGAGACAGCGTAAATCTTGAACAACCAAACTCAAAAAACCGCAGGGGCAGAGTAGGCAGACAGGTTGCGCAGACGTTAACAACAAGTCCACAGCAGGCTGTCGTCGAACCATTTATCGTTGCGAGCAGAGGTCGATATACGCCTGACTCGCATACAGAACAAAAGCTCGAACCGAACACAACAGGGCTTGCAAATACGCTTACAACAGTGCAGAAAGATAACTATGTCTGCGAACCTACATTAAGAATTCGCAGACTGACACCAAAAGAATGTTGGAAACTTATGGGCATGACTGCGGAGGATTGTGATAAAGCTTCGGCGGTTGGCGTTTCCAATACTCGGCTGTATGCCTGCGCAGGCAACGGTATCGTAACGAATTGCGTTGAGCTTATATTCGAGCATTTGTATAAGGCCTTGTATGACCCGAGCTACATATGCAGTGATGAAAGGCTTCGGAATGAAATATAACTTCAAAGTCGGCGATGCAGTTGAAACATACTTCGGTCTGAAAGGTAAAGTGTTTTACGTCAACAGCAAGGGCGAACCATTCATCAGATACGAGAATAAAACAATCGAACGAGTAACAACGGAGGAGCTTGATGTCGCAGGTCTGTGGCGATTCCTCTGCATCGGGCGGTACAGATTTGAGTTTAAGGGAGGTTCTTATGGGTAAAGCTTTTCGCAAACCTCGCCCATCAAAACCAAAGTGGTGGTGGAATCAGCAGGACGGCTGTTGGTTTTGCAAACACGAAAGAAATTGCAGTCAGTGTAAAGCTTGCCGCAGTTCCGAAAAAGGGGAGACGTATAAAATAAAAGGCTTGCATGGGGATTACAAACACGGAAAGGGGTAGACTGAGTGACAATCTACGTTGTGTTAAAGCATTATGACAATAACGATAACCTGTATTATGACGCTAGCCCATTCAATCTGGCAGGTACAATATCTTGCTATCTTAAATACCACAGCCTTAAAGAGCTGTTCCCACTTTTTAAAATGAGCAGACTGTCTGAAAAGCAAGCTAAGAAGTTAGCTGAAAAGATAAACAGTTCGCTTAACAATAGATAAGGAGTGAAAAATGAAATCCGTACTTATAAGCATTAAGCCGAAATGGTGTGAGTTCATCTCAGGTGGCAAAAAGACTATCGAAGTCCGTAAAACAAAGCCAAAGCTGAAGCCGCCGTTTAAGTGCTATATCTATTGCACAAAAGGCAAGGATAATCACTTTTGGACTGGGAAGCATTATTCTTACGCCGACGAGCGCAGTCACAATGCATTTGACAAGGACGGGAACGGCAAGGTTATAGGTGAGTTCACCTGCGACACCTTTGTCCTTGACAGAACATACGGACATGATCCGTTACTCTACGGTGCGGCTTGCATGAATGCAATTGATGTTGCCGCTTATGCACTCAACAATCCCATGTACGGTTGGCATATCTCCGACCTTAAAATTTACGACGAGCCAAAAGAGTTGAGCGATTTTACAGGTCTGCGTGAGACGAAATTTGGAGCAGAACCGTTTGAGATTGTACGTCCGCCGCAAAGTTGGCACTATGTTGAGGAGAAATAAATATGAAAACAGTTTATCAGTATGTCTGCGAAAAATGTAATGGTATTTATAATACCAAAGAACAGTGTGAACTGTGTGAGAGAAAGCACTCTACCCCAGTTTCAATGGAGGTAAGGGGCGGTGGGTACAAAGTGAATAACACTTATCCTTTCCTCATTTATATTAAGATGGATGATGGGGAAGTAATACCTTTTTACTCAAAATAATAAAGGAGAACGATGATTGTGTCTGAAAAAGAATACATAGAACGTGAAGCAGTTATGAAAATAATTGACAATTATGGTTGTGCGCACGGCGGCACACTCGGTAGCCACAGCGGTGTTGTTGATGTTGTTGGCGATGCTATATACAAACTGCCTGCTGCCGACGTTGCACCTGTGAAGCACGCCAAAAACCTTGCACCACACTACGGCGAAACGATATGTGGCAGTTGTGGAGTTTGCCTTGATGAAATGATGAGAATTATCAGAGAAGAAGATGGCGACTATGGCATCTATGGCTACCAGCCGAAGTATTGTGCAAACTGCGGAGCTAAGTTTGATGGAGGTAAGTTTGACTGAGGTAATGAAAATGCGTGAAAAAATGTGTGAAAGATTATTCAGAGGAAAGCTTACAGAAATATTTGCCGATGCTGTTAAAATGCGCCCCGACCTTGCGGCAAAAGGAATAATAAAAGATGGTTTTGTATACGGGTCTTTGGTAATCGGCTGTGACGCTTACGGTTGCGATGGGTATTTTATTTGTGTCTCTGCTTATATGTGGGACGAGTCTTATGTCAATAACAGCGATGCCACAATGTTTGAGGTTGACCCTGAAACAGCTGGTCAGTACATAGGCAAGACAGATAAAAATGGCAAGAAGATCTTCGAGGGGGATATCGTCAAAGGTAAAGTTCATCTTATAGGTGGTTACAGAATCAGATCGTTGCAAGTTGATTATGATTCAACAGCGGCGAGATTTGCTCTTAAAGACGAGTATGACTTTAAAAACATTCCGGAGGTCTGCGAAGTTGTCGGTAATATTTATGACAATCCCGAACTTTTGTAGGGCGATAATGGCTGAACAGATTTATAGTAATGCTGCGATGCTTGCAAACACATTAGCAGATGTGGATAATAAACTACCCCGTGGAACAAGTGAATGTTTCAATTTTGGCAGCTGCTGGGGTTGCAGACCTAGTTGCCCTGTATTTCAGCGTGGCGAATGTGAGATCGAAAAAGAGGTAGTAGAACAGTTTAAGGAAAGCGGAGAATATGACTATGAACTCGAAGAACTTGGACTTTTATAAATTAAGAAAGGCGGCTGACAATGAGTAAAAATCAATACGGAATGCAAAAGCCTGTTCAGAATGTGTTGCAACAGTGCATAAACGGATTCGAGCGCATGAAAAAAGGCGGCATTGGTGTAGCAGACGGATGTGTAAAGCAGGCGTGTGAAATGGCACTAAAATATATTAACGAACTTGAAGCAAGGTCAAAAGATCTTGCGGAAGTTATCCGTTGTAAAGATTGTTATTATTATGACCGACAGGAAGATTACTGCAATATGTTTGACTTTGACCCACCAAGTGATGCATTTTATTGTCGTGACGGCGAAAGAGCAGGAGGTTGCGATGATGTGTAACTCCGTGCCAAAGAAGTCCTCGATTTCCAAAGAGCTTATGGAATGGAATATATACTATTATAATATGTCCCAAAAGAGACTTTGGATTTCAAACATCTTTCTTCATAGTTGCTTTGCCGAAGAGGTTAGGTATACATTAAACCATTCCGATAATAAGAAGCAGTTCGCCGAAAAAATAAGGGCAAGTCTGTTCTACTATTTCAAGTCCCGTGCGGAATGGGAAGTGTTGATTAAGTCTTGGCTCGGAGATGATGAAATAAAAATTGATGTTTACGACCAAGTGATAGTTAATTGGGATAGGTTTGTTGATTACGTTTGGAGCTTCAAGCCCCAACCATCGCACGAACAGAAAGGATGAGCGAAATGATTCCATATGGCAATATTCTTGACGAAAGGTTCGATAAGTCCATTTCGGAAATAACTGAGTGCCACAAAAGTCTTTGCAGTAGAATTGATTGGCAAGAAGAAACGATTAAAAATCTTACTCAGCAGCTTGATGATCGGTTCGTTAACGATAAGGAAATATCAAGACTGAATCAGGAACTTAAAGAATGTAAAGAAACGTTGGCACACAGCTTCAGGATTGATAATGATGAGTGGGGAAAGATAAAAACATGGCAGTGCAGTCACAATATCGAAAAGCACGGCGAAGCAGTTCGCTATGCAGGTGCAATCGGCGGCGAGCTGACATATGAGTTTACTCCAACATCAATCGGAACAGTGGGCGTTGTGAAGTGTACCTGCGGCGAAAGCTTTACATTCAGAGAATTATAATAAGCAAATGAAAGGAAGATATTTATGTTTACACCAAAAGCGTTGGACGCTACCGGCTTAAAGGTTGGAGACACTGTGGCGGCAAAATGCAATATGACTTACGGATGGGGGAGTTTTCTTTGTGAATCATACCAAGTCCTGACGATTTCAAAGATAACTCCAAAGCGAACAAAGGTTAGCTTTGAGGGCTCTTGTCTTGAAAGAAATCCAATGAGAGAACCTTTTTACGAAGTTACAAATGACCTGCTTGAATATGTTGACATCACCAAAAAGTATAAAAGGTTGGCGGATTATATGTACGCCCTTGCAAAAGGGTCTAATTCCGATAAATATAATATACGGTCATTTGTTGTGAGCCTACCTACCGATCAGCTTGATAGCTATATAGCTGACTTCAGAAAACCGTATACAATCATGAAGCTTTGCGCAGAACATTCAAAAGTTTGAGAACCAATATGCCAAATGTCGATGCCCATAAATTACTTTTACATGAGATAAGTAGAAAGAAAATAACTCATCTTGGAAATCATGTGCAGAATCATTTTCAATGATTTGTATATCATTATTTGAATTCAGCTGTACTTCTCTGCAAATCTCCGACGGAGAGAATGACATATATGTTCGGCATATAGCTGGACGACAGGCGTAAATTGAACAGCACTTATCTTCAAGAAACAGACAGGAAATAGGATTAGGTTTATTGAGGTTTGTCACAATGTATTCAGCCCAAAAAAATTCACTATGTTCTCGTTTTAATTTCTTAATTTTGGAGTGTAGCTTACTTTTTTGCTCGGGAGACCAGTTTCGTTCGATGTATCGCTTAATGTATTCTGCTTCAAACTCACTCGTGGCAACCGTCATGTAGCAACAGTAATCACAACCCTTGTGGCAGTCGGTGTGCATCAGATACAAACCAGACAACTTGTCAATATAAAACAAAAGGTTTGGATAATCATTCATGCAAAGTTCATAATCTTTGCTGATATGAAAATCCAAGAAGCCAAGTATCTTTGCGAGATATTCCTCGTGCAAAGTTTTGTCATAAACATAACATTTATTTTTGGCGGTTGTCCATTTGGGCAAGTATACCTTAGAATACTCATGGTGTAGATTGAAACAGCAGTTGACAAACCGTTTGCCACTGCCGCAAGGGCATTTTTCAAGAGGGGAAACGAAAGACATTTTGAACACTCCTTATGTATTATTTGTAAAAATTATATCATAAGTTGTGGAGGATTGTCAAGACAATATTTATTTGTTTAAGCCAAGAAAGGAGAGTGATAGGTTATGACTAAGCGTAAAAAGTTTACAAAGCAAGAACGTCGGCAAGTTTATGATAAATTTAATGGGCATTGCGCTTATTGTGGTTGTGAGATTACTTTACAGCAAATGCAAGCAGATCATGTCGAGCCGCTTGAATTGGGCGGAAAAGATGATATGTCAAATTTATATCCTTCCTGCCGCTCTTGCAATCACTACAAACATACTTTAACATTGGAACGGTTCAGAGATGCTTTGGAACGTATGCCAAATGTTCTTATGCGAGACAATGTGACATACAAAAATGCAGTAAGATTCGGACTTATAAAGCACCCGATTGAAACAAAGGTGATTTTTTATTTTGAAAGGAGCAACGCAGAATGATTCTTAAAGAAGAGCGGCGAGACTTATTTACAGTTCCAACAGACTATATCCTCGTTCACTGCATAAGCGCAGACCTTGCAATGGGCGCAGGGATTGCTAAAGAGTTTGCAAGACGAGGAGTAAAAGCGGAGCTTCAAAGAGACTATCAAGATGATGCAGAAGTAGGAGATTGCTTAGTATCTGCTGCAACAAATTGGGGTCTTGAATTTAATCTCGTTACAAAAGAAAAATATTGGCAAAAGCCTACTTATGAAACGATGAGAACGGCTCTTGAAGATGCCAAATATTTGTGTGAAGAAATAATGCGTTATGATAAAACGGTAAAACTCGCAATGCCACGCATCGGTTGCGGATTAGATAGATTGGAGTGGTCTAAGGTAAAAGCAATCATTGAAGAAGTCTTTGCCGATACCGATATTGAAATATTGGTCTGCGTAAAGTGAGATGATAAGATGGTAAATTGTTACAATGACAATTGTAAATACTATTTTAATACCTGTTATTGGACAGACGGTTGTAAATTAAAGCCTGATTTCAAATACCAGACAACGATACAATTTCCTGTCCTGATTACATTGAAGCGAAAAATTGTTTAACTTGCAAACATTCCATTCCAACTGTGTATGAAACAGGAACGATTGATTGTATTGAGTATCGCTGTAATTTCAGCGGCAATGCAACTTGGTCAGATGAAGTTGTTTATGATGATTCAGAGCCAATGCTTCGACATCATTACGATATGCCCGACTGTCCTAACGGTCATTGGGAAGGAGGTGATACATAAATGAGCTACGATATTTCATTCAAGATCAAAGTTGAAGGCGTTGACAAATACATCTGCGTTGGAGACTGCGATGCAAATATAACTTATAACGTCCGCAAAATCATAGAGCTTTCCACTTGGTTGCCGTGGGAGAATGAAGCAAACAATGGGCTTTGCAAGGATATAATTCCACACATAAGGAGAGGTCTTCACGAACTTAGCGAGAACCGAGAAGATTATATACAGTACGAAAACCCAAATGGATGGGGGACTGTTGACGGTACAATGAGGTTCTTTATGCGAATTCTTGATGCTTGGAATTCATTCTGCGAGGACTACCCCGAGCTTGTTGACGTGGCAACGTTTTGGATAGAGTAAAAAGGAGTGAGAAAATTTGAATGACATAGAACTTTGGCACGGAGACTGTCTTGAATTAATGAAAGAAATACCTGATAAGTCGATAGATATGATACTATGTGACTTACCTTATGGCACAACTCAATGTTCTTGGGATACTGTGATTCCTTTTGAGCCTTTGTGGAAACAGATAAAAAGAATAGTTAAATCCAATACACCAATTATATTATTTGGTTCACAGCCGTTTACATCAAAACTTATTACAAGTAATATAAGTTGGTTTAGAGAAGAACTGATTTGGCTAAAAAACAAACCTGCAAGTGGTATGCGATGTAATCAAAGACACATGAAAATCCACGAAAATATATGCGTATTCAGTGAAAGTGCCAAATATACATACAATCCACAAAAGTGGCTTATCTCTGAAAAAGAGTTTATAACACAAAGAAAGACCTTTAAAGAAAATGAATACATAGGCAATCAGATTTATGGCGCAACACACAGAACACGTAAGCCTGATACTGGAGAGAGAAACCCCATTTCAATACTGAGCTGTCGTGTACCGTTTACACCACAAAACAATAAGTCTTATTCCGATAATGTAGATTTGAGATGTCATCCAACTCAAAAGCCTGTTGAACTACTTGAATACCTCACCAAGACCTTTAGTAATGAAGAAGATGTTGTGCTTGATTTTACAATGGGCAGTGGTAGCACAGGTGTAGCTTGCAAGAACCTTAATCGTAAATTTATCGGTATTGAACTTAATGATACATATTTTGAGATTGCCAAAGAAAGAATTGAAAAGATATAAGGAGGAGTTTAAAATGATACATCCACTTAACTTATCAAAAAGTTCAGACGAACTAAAACAACTTATCGCAGAAAATCCAGACCTGCCTATTGTGGTTCTTGTAGGAGGGGAAGCAGCTTCAGACGATTGGGGATATACATATTGTTCTGATATACGTTTTTGTATCGCCGAAATTCTTGATTGCGCATTACCGTTTGGTGAGGGCTGCGTATACAACGACCGAGATACCTTTGAAAATGTTCTGTTGGATTACCTTGATGGTAGCGAAGAATATCCGAATCTATCTGACGAAGAATTCCAAACCCTATTAGCTAGAGAGCTTAGCAAGTACGAACCTTATTGGAAGAAAGTAATTGCTATAAAGGGCAACAATTGAAACGGTGGCGGTAAATAATGATAAATAAAATAGGTGTAATAAAATGGTTAAGCGATAACCACAGGTTTCTGCGTATTCAGAATAAACTGATGTATCTTCACGAACCGGTGCGGCTTGAGGGAGACGGTAAAGACAAATGGTTTGTCTATTATAACAATGATTATAAGTGTTTTGACTGGACTTGTTGGTATCACTTTGAACATATTCTTACTTATTTTACCGAAGATAAAGCAAGAGAAGCTTGCAGAATTCTCAATGAAGAAATATTTATAATGAAAGGATAATAATATGGGCGAATATGATTTTCTCTTAGACAACATGACATGGAGCTTCAGCCGCCTGTCTTCGTTTAACCAATGCCCGTATGAGTGGTATCTGAAATACATCGAAGAAGCGAAACGGTACGACGTAGGCTTCTTCTCTGGCTTCGGCGGCTTCTGCCATGAGATATTGGAGAGCTGGCTCAAAGGCTCACACCAAACACATGAACTCGCCGAACTGTTTGTCAAAGGCTATGACGAAGCAATACTAAACGCCGAAAATTACTCATGGAACGACGGGTATTTTGACAGCGGCGCATATTTCTTTTCTGAGGGTATCGAAACTCTTAGCGCATACCTGAACGGCAAGATAGTCTGCGGCGTTGAAAAAGAGATTCACACAACCGTAGGCAGCAAACCGTTTATTGGCTACATAGATCTTCTGCTTCAGGACTGCGACGGTAACTACATTATCATCGACCATAAGTCCTCAAAGTTCCCGCTGAAGAAGAACGGCGAACCGCTGAAGAACTGTGAGAAGAAATGGCAGAACTATAAACGTCAGCTTTATCTGTATGCAAAAGCTGTGCAGGAAGAAACGGGGACGTTCCCCACAGCTCTTGGATGGAACTTCTTCCGAGACGGTAAGATGTATGAAATCCCGTTTGTTATGGACGAGTATCGGGAAGCCTTAACTTGGGCGGAAGATACTATTAAAAAGATATACAGCGAGCGCAAGTATGAACCAAGCCCTGATATGTTCTACTGCGCAAACCTGTGCGATTACAGTAAGGAGGAATGCGGCTATGGCTCAGAAAGAATTCGTTCATCTGCACGTTCACACGGGGTACAGTCTGAGAGATGCGACGATAAGGATTGACGATCTTATCACTCGGCTGAAAGAACTTGGACAAAATACCGTGGCAATAACCGACCATGGCAATATGTACGCTTCGATCGAAGCGTTTGAAAAGTTCAGCAAGGCAGGTCTTAAAGTTATCAACGGCTGTGAGGTCTATATCTGCGATACGGTTGAAGCGGCAAACCGTAACTATCACCTTATTCTGCTCGCAAAGAACGAACAGGGCAGACAGAACTTGCAGTGGCTTGTGTCGCAGGCAAGCATCCACAAATATAATAAGCCACGAATTGACTTCCGTATGCTGTCGGAACATCACGACGGCATCATCTGCCTGTCAGCTTGTATGGCAGGCGAGGTGGCAATGGCATTGCGTGAGGATAACGAAACCAAGGCAAAGGATATCGCTCTCAGATACAAGAACCTGTTCGGCGATGACTATTACCTTGAGTATCAGGCGCACCTTGTTCCTGAACAGCAGAGATTAAACACACAGATTTGCCACCTTGCGGACGAGCTTGGCATTGAAATCGCCGTTACTGCGGACGCTCACTATCTCCTGAAGGAAGATAAGAAGTATCATTCAATGTTCATAAAGCTCAGCACGTCCCGTGAAGCAGGCGAAACATACGACGATTGCTATATCCAATCGGCTGAGGAGATCATAGCAAACTCAAAGTCAACGGCAAAGTGGAATGAGCGTGCAATGGCGAACACCGTAAAGATCGCTGCAATGTGTGAAAATACTATTCCTTTGTCCGCACCGATCATTCCCCATGTACAGATACCAAAGGAATATTCCAACGAAGAAGAATACCTGAGAGCTTTGTGCGACAAGGGTTTTGCTGATAAAGGTTTCGCAAGCTGGGCGACCGAGCAGTGGCAGGACTATATGCGTGTCACGGTCGTTGATGACTCGGGAGAGGTACACGAATCGTACAGTGTTGAAGTTAAGTCCGCAGAGCAGATGCGGCAGATGTATATGGAACGCTACGAGTATGAGATGAATGCCCTCACCAAGATGGGATTTGTCGGCTACTATATAATGGTATTCGATTATGTCTGCTCAGCAAAACGCCACGGTATAGCCAGAGGTTCAGGCGGCGGCTCGCTGCTTGCGTATCTCTGTGGCATTGTGGACATCGACCCTATCAAGAACGGCTTGTACTTTGAACGCTTCATCGACGTTGGCGCAATCGAACTTCTAGAGAAAGGTCAGATAACAGCCAAGGAACTGAAGATACCTGACTTTGATGTTGACTTTCCGCCAAAGGACAGAGAAGATGTGCTGAACTATATTATCAGCCGCTACGGTAGTGAGCGTGTCGTTTCCCTTGGGCAGTTCCAGTTTCCTAAAGCCAAGGGAACATTTAAGAATATTGCACACTGCTTCGACATTCCTTACGAGGAAGTAAACGCAGCGTCAAAGTTTATCGGCGCAGACGATACTGTTGAAACGCTTCAGGAAAACACGAAGCTGAAACCATTCTTCTTCAGACATCCTGAGCTTTTGGATTATATCGAACACCTTGTCGGTCTGCCAAACTCTTTTGGTGTTCACCCATGCGGCAAGGTCGTGTGTATCAAGGAAGCTACATACTATCACGCACTTGAATACAACGAGGGCGGCGGCTGGGTCATGCAGTGCGACGGTCATTGCGCCGAGGACTTAGGTTTAGTTAAGATCGACTTGCTCGGTCTGCGTACATTGTCCACTATCTACGATACCCTTGAAATGATTGGCAAAGACTATAACTACATTGCGCCGCACAAAATTGATATGTCCGATAAAGCTGTCTGGGACGAGTTCCGCAAAGGCAATACAAACTGCATCTTTCAGTTTGAAAGTCAGGGAATGAAAGATTCGCTGAAGCAGATGAAGTGCGAAACTCTTGACGAACTTGCTCTTGCAAATGCTCTGTTCCGCCCCGGCAGTATGGATAAAATCCCGCTGTTTGCCGCACGAAAAGACGGCAAAGAACCAACGACATATATTCACCCTGACCTTCAGCCAATCCTGAAAGTCACATATGGCATCTTGGTCTTTCAGGAACAGCTTATCGAAATCGGCAGACTCGCAAAGCTCCGCAATCCCGACGAGATACGAAAGGCTACGGCAAAGAAAAAGGTTGAGCTTATGGCAAAGGTTGAACCGGAGCTGAAGCACGGCTTGCAGGACAGAGGTTGGACGCAGGAACAAGTGGATACGCTGTGGGAAGATATCATAAAGTTCGCCAAGTATTCATTCAATAAGTCTCACGCAAGCGCATATGCTCTGACCGCCTACATCACCATGTACCTGAAAGTCCACCATTCCGCAGAGTTCATGACTGCCGATATAAACTCCAGAGACGGAGATGCAAAGAAAGTTGCCGATTCTATAATGGAAGCAAAGCGAATGGGGCTGAAGGTTTTGTTCCCTAAGTGGGGCGAGATAAAAGGCAAAGCATTCTGCAAGGAAGGTGCGATCTACCTTGGCACAGAACAGATAAAAGGTTTCGGCGAATCGCTCGGCGAATCTTTGCAGTCACTCCAATCTGTAAGTTATACATCTGTCTTTGATTTGTTTATGGCCTGCATTGCCGCCAAGGTTTCCATAAAAGGTTTAAAGTCGCTTGCACTTCTCGGCGCATTCTCACAGTTCGGCAGTGAAACAAAGATGGCGAGACTTGCCGACCTTATGGATGGCTGTGTAAACAACGGTAAGCTCAGGTCATTCTTCAGCATCGACAAGCTTCCAACAAAGCTTGAAACAATGTCGAAGTTTGCAGTAGTGACCGAGACAAGGGTAAGCAAAGTCAGGTACAAGGAAATGTTCGATTGGATAGTCAACGAAGTTCCTGACAAAGACACTCCAATAAGGATGAAGCTTGCAGCCGAAACCGAGCTGATCGGCATACCAATTTCGTTTGATACTAAGTGGGCTGGCTATCTGTATGTCACAGAGGTTGATACTGCATATTCACCAAAAATCATGGCGTATGCTTTGAAGAATGGAACGTTTCAGAAAATCAAGATAGTCAAAAAGGTTTATAACAAAACTCCTATATATGTTGGAAACATCATAAAGTCCACGAACGCTGTGCCGAAACCTAAAGTCTATAAGAACGAGAATGGTGACTTTGTTCCGACACCCGACGGAGCAAAGGAGATATGGCTGCAAAGCTATTCGATCATATCATAATTAATAAGTGCCGTAGTTATTTATATGTTAATAATTACGACACTTAAAATTTACTTGACAAATGTGACACAATCAGTTATAATAAATAAAAATAAGAAATTATCTGCCATTATTTGTGCTTAGCAAACACAAGTGATGGAAGATATCTTTTTGCCTAAAAACCTGCCATTATTTGTACATGAGTCAGAAAGGAAGATGTTGATGCCAAATTTAGAGAAACGGCTTGTAAGAATTCGCCGCCGACATAACGCAGTCCGGAAGCTTAAAGACTGTCCAAAGTTTAAAGTCGGCGACAGGGTACGCATTATTAAGCGCATCAAGACGAAAGACCGCTTTATGTACCAGAAGAATTATGTGGAACTGCTCAGAGATTCCTTCGAGAACAAAACCATTCATACCGTGTCGGAGATCGACAAGTATGGGTTCATTCACCTTAAAGGATGTCAGTACATATTTCTTGAAGAAGATTTAAAGAAGAAGGAGGTTCGCTCATGAAACCGGTAAACATTGTTGATGGGCTTATAACAATCGTGGCGGGCGGCGTTGCCCGTGTCTTAGTTCCCGCATGGAACTTTATGCTCGGCTATGCCGCAGGAATTCTTGTAAGGTGGATAGCAGGAGGAGCTGTTCAGTCAGCGTTCGGTCATCTTGTGTCCCTGAATTTTAAGTCAGGTGCAGTTATCCCTCTGATATTCGCTGCCCTTACGATCCTGCACTACTACTTTGTCAACACTCCCGAAGTCAGCGCAGAGTCCGTAAAGATTGACGAAGAAGGGAATGTGGTAAATGAATGACCTCGATGGAAACGTGATCCCCGAAGGCGGCATCATTATAGGCAAAGCTCCCCGAAGCTCAGGAAAAACACTTGAGCGGGGAGTATGCATGAATGGTCTGATGGTCTCGCTGAACAACGGCGTACCGTATCGAAGGTCGCTGTCATGCGTCCATTGGATAAAGAATCCAACAAAGGGAGATAAGAAAGCTCGCCGTGAAATCCTGAAAGGCATCTACGACTATGAACATCGCAAGTGCGTGCGACTTAAAGAGGGATATGTCTACGGCGACAACGGCGGTCATTACTATCTCTATCTTGGCAAACGACACCTCTCGGTCGAGATAGAGACAGGCTTAGGCTGGATGACGCTGTACGAAAAGGAAGGTCAGTTCGTGTACCGCCTGAAACCTAATCAGAAGAAGCTGAACTTTGCGATTATGTTTCGCACCAGTAATAAAAAACCATTCTGCGACATATCGAACGCACAGTTTGGGTGGGTTGAAATATGCAAAAAGGTTGATCTTCCCGAATTTATACAGCAGGAAACCCTGCATGATTATGGCGGCATGAAAGATTATACCACCAGATTGACCCTGAGAAAACTAAATATTGAGGAGGAATTTAATCTTGGAGAAGAATTCGAGATTTCTGAAGACAGCGATAGTGACCTTGGCGGCAATGCAGATCACGACGCTGGCGATGCTTGTGACGATGAAGACGGAGATGGAGAAGCCTGAACCGATAATCACTGAGATCCCGTGCGAAGAAACTTCCGCCGAAACCGATGCGGCTGTCGTGAATGTTTACCTACATACGAGCAGCAACTGCGACAGCGTAAAGTCTGTGTCCGCCAAGGAAGCGGCTGTCACAAACATCTTCGACCTTGGTATCGACTTTAACTTCCATTCATATATGGATTACCGCACAATCACAGATAAGACTTCTGCACAGTACAAGCTTCAGCAGGAATGTTGGACAGACATGATGGGACTTCGCAGGCACGGCTCGGACTACGTTGTCGCACTTGGAACATACTTCACGGAAAATGTTGGCGACAGATTCACGGTTTACCTTGATAACGGCAACCACTTCAACGTGATCGTAGGGGACATAAAGGCAGATACGCACACCGATGATACAAACTCATATGTTCCAATGGATAACAATAGCGGCAACATGGTCGAGTTTATCATCGACGAGTACGCCGCCAACACTAATATGCTGATGCTCGGCACTGTAAGCTATCACGATTTCTTTAACGGCTCAGTAATCAATATCGAAAGGATTGATGACTATGGCGAGTAAAGCTCCATACAAGGTCAGAGTTGATAAGTATGCCGTGGAGGTCTATATGATGACTAGGCGTTACGAAGCACTGAACGCCGCACAGCCTACGATAACTCGTCAGCCAACAAAAGAGGAACAGGAGTTCTTTATGAACGCTTCTGCAAAAGCCGCTAAGAAAAGTTCAGTCAAGGTCGGAGGTGCGGCGCATGATTAAATTTGAAGACGGCTGTGTAGACTGCGGTTTGCCATGCCTTGGGAATTCCTGTCCGCATCATAAAGAAGTACACCTGTTCTGCGACTTCTGCAAAACGGAATCGGACAAGCTTTTCAAATACTTCGACGATCAATATTGCGCCGACTGCCTGACCGAAGTTGTACCATTGATAAAGCAGGAAGAGTTTGGTGAAGCCGCATACTGCGACCTGTGCGGCTGCGAAGATGAGGAGCTTTATGATTTTGACGATAAGGTTCTTTGCGAAGACTGCTTGCTGAGAGAAACGCTGATTAATGATTATGAGGAGGAAAGCAATGAATAATAATTTCACTGTGTCTAAGCTTCTGATGCTGAAGACACCAATGGACGTAAATGAGTTTGTGGCACTGAACAACACATTCCGTGGAGAGATCGATTGTCTTGAAAACCACAGAAACATTGATGGCAAAAGCATCATGGGAGTGTTTTCGATGAACCTGTCTGAGCCTATCCGTGTTGTCTATCATGGCGCAACAGGGTCAGAAGAAATATTTAAAATCATATCAAAGTGGGAGGTTGTTGTATGCGGATAATCAATCCAAGCTTTACGTTTGAGGATGACATCGACGCTGACCGAATGCTTAATAAGATAGAGAAGGCATATCGAATCTGTTATCTTTCCGAACCCAAAGGTAATCGCAACGAATTCATTGCTACCAAAATCAAGGCAGGGCATGAGTCGCCGCTTGAACACGCTTCAGTAACCGTGGTTATTACAACGAACCGTGGTGTTACGCACGAGCTTGTTCGTCACAGGATTGCATCGTACTGTCAGTCATCAACAAGATACTGTAATTACAGCAAGGATAAGTTCGGCAATGAGCTGACGTTTATCCGACCTTCGTGGGTAAGTGAAAAAACGTTAGGTGAGTGGGATTTAGAGCATTCTTCATACGACGTATTTACGTTCCCGCTTCACGATTACGATGTCCCTTTAAGTGATGCTGAATGGTTTTTCTCTTGTTACAATATTGAAACAGCATATCTCAACTGTATCAAGAGAGATTGGACTCCAGAGAAAGCTCGTGACCTGCTTAACAATTCCGTTGCCACCACAATAATGGTTACAATGAATCTGCGTGAATGGCGGCACTTCTTCAAGCTCAGGGCAATTGGAACAACCGGCAAACCTCATCCTGAAATGCTTCAGATTACATTGCCAATGCTTGCGGCGTTCAAAGAGAAGATACCCGTTATCTTCGATGATCTTAATGTTAAGGAGGTCTAATCTATGTCTTTACCATCTACCGAATACTCGGAGAAGTTCGACGAGCTTCGCAAGAACCGAGTGGAAGCAAGTTATTATAAGTATGGTTCGGCAAAAAGAAACTTCGGTGAGCGTTTAACAAGTGCGCTCGGAAACCTTGAGCTTTGCCTGAACAAGTACAAGGAAACCCACAACACGGAATACCTTTGCGATTGCGCTAACTATATAATGTTCGAGTATATGTACCCATCATTTGACGACGCATTCTTCCGTGCGACCGACAGCTCCGAGAGTGCAGGCATCACAGGCTTCTGCATCAAGGAAATTGAAAACTTTGGAAAGTGAGGTAATGTTATGCGTTGCAAAATCAAGCCAATAAAAAGGTCTGACTTCGAGGAAGAAATAAAATACCTTGAAGAAGCGGCGGCAGAAGCGGCGGCAAAAACTGCCCCCAAAATAAGTCGAACTATCAAAGCGAACCTTGGATATGAAAAGGTTGTGTATCTAAGTCACCCTTACGGCGGCAGAGAAGGTATGGCTAATCGGGCGGCTGTATGCCAGATGATACTTACGAAGATGCACCCTGATTGGCTGATAATAAATCCTGTTGCGGCATTCGGCAATCTTTATGATTGTACGGATTATGAGCAGGGGCTGAAGATGACAATGTATCTTCTTTCAACATTAGCAGATGAAATGATAGTCTGCTCTGATAATTATCGTGAGTCAAAAGGATGCATGGCAGAAATTAAATTCTGTGAGCAGTATGGCATTCCCATAATGTACACTGATTATTGGAAACTCATAGAAGATTTTGATTATTCCACAAACAAGGAGGAGTCATAATGAATTCAGTCATTAAGCGCAACGGAGATAAAGTGCCGTTTGATTCACAGAAAATTTACAGCGCAGTGCTGAAAGCTTTCAACGAGATGCTGCCTGACTGCGAGGAAGATAACATAGTTCACGCCAAGATGATCGCCGAAGATGTGTGTGGAAAAATGAGCGGCGAGGAAATCAGTGTAGAACAGATTCAGGATATGGTAGAAAATTCTCTTATGCATTGGTTCCCCGATATTGCTAGGGCATATATAAGATATCGGTATAAGCGGCAGACAATTCGAGACACATACAACGACCTTGACAATGAAATTCAGGGACTTAAAGACCTGACGAGCGAAGAGGTTAGAAATAATGCAAATAAGTCGGGTGATAAACTTCAGACATTACGTCCAATGATTTCTGATATTACCTGCATTAACTATGCCAAAAGGCATATTGTACCTGAACATATCTCTGAACATCACGGTAAGGAGATATATATTCACGATTATAATTATCTTCTTACGCCATTCTTTAACTGTTGTCTTGTGAATTGGGAGGACTGTTTCGAGCATGGAATGTGTGTCGGCTCTGCACCAATTGTGAAACCTAAATCTATTTCTACTGCAATTGCTCTTATCAGTCAGCTTGCAGCTCATGTAAGTTCCAATTGTTACGGAGGAATAACCTTTATTAATCTCACCACTGGTCTTTGTCAGTACGGCATTGCAAGTCTTAATAAACACCGTGAAGTCGGTCGTAAATGGCTAAAGTCTGAAGATGAGGTGGAAGCTTATGCATGGGAACAGCTTGAAACAGAAATAAAGAATTCTGCTCAGAGTCTTGAATATGAAATTCAGACACTTACAAACAGCCGTGGAGAAGTCCCGTTCAATACTATCGAGCTTAACTGCATTGACCTTAATGCTTCTGAAGAAGATCAGAGAGTTCAGTATCTTATCATCACAAGCATTCTGAAGCAGAGACTTAAAGGGCTTACGGGCGGTGTTACTCCCGTATTCCCCAAGATTTGTTTTGAACTTAAAAAGGGGAATAATCTTGATGAAACCGACAAGTATTACGATGTGTTTAAGCTTGCAGTTAAGTGTTCAAGTCTCAGGCTTTATCCTGATTATCTGATGCATGACAAGCTTGTAGAGGTAACTGGTGGATATAAAGCCCCCATGGGTTGCGTGGACGGTAGCGAAGTAGTGACATATAAATTCAACGGCAACACATTTACCGAATCTTTTAAGAGAATGTGGAAGCATCTTTCAAATTATTATAATGTTGAAAGACAGCCCAATGGGAAGGATTTGTTTATCGACACCCCCAATGTTCAGATATACGATACTGTCAATGGGTTCGTAGAAAATTACAGGATAATACGCAATGAATCGGACAATTGGGTAAGATTAAATTTCTCAAATGGGAGAACGCTTACCTGCACAACAGATCATCCGTTTGAAACAGAAAACAGGGGCGTAGTCTTTGCGAAAGATTTAACAGAAAAGGATATTATAAGAATAAATAAAGATGCTATAACTACAACAGATACTGAAATCAAGTATGACGAAGATAAGGCGTGGTTTTTAGGCGTTGTGTTGTGCGACGGCTGTTATGATAAAGTTCTTGATATCTCATTAGGAAGCGTAAATGAAGACGACATTATCAACAGATGCGCTGAAATCTTGAAGAGTAAATATAGTTTGAATACGAAAATTGTAGACTATACCAATGTCCCACGACGCAATTACAAGGTTGTTCGAGCTTTAAGTAACGGCACAAATGATTATATTGAACTGCTTAATTATTTTATATCTGAATTTGGTGGAATAAAAAAGCTCGACAGGCAAATCCCCAATGAAGTTTTCCTGTGGAATAAAGAGAGTCGTTATGCCTTTTTGGCTGGAATGATTGATGCTGATGGTTATATCAACAACTCAAAAACTTTAAGAGTCCAGTTAGGTTCGACAAATAAAGAATTGGCATTACAACAGTCATATCTCGCACAGAGTTTGGGCATGAGAAGTTCAATTTATCTCAATCATTATGACAAAACCAATAGTGAAAAGATAAGATACAGAGTGGAATTTGAACCCGATGAAGAGTTAATGACCTATATCACCTGTGAAAAGAAGAAGTTTCATTCCAACAATTGGATTAGAAAAAATGCATCTATATCAAGTACAGATTATTGTACTTTAACAGGAAAAGAAGTTTTGAATAGGAAGGCTTTTAGTTATGACGTAACGACTGCATCAGAACACTTTGAGGTATCTGGCATTTATTCTCACAATTGCCGTAGCTTCATTCCAGAACTCTCAGACGAAAATGGAAACCGTGTAACAGGCGGCGCATTTAATCAGGGGGTTTGCTCCATCAATCTTGTCAGACTAGCTATCCTTTCAAACCATGATGAAGCAAAATTTTATAATCTACTCGATAAATACCTTGACATGGCAAGAGAAATGCTTATGATTCGCCATAATGCATTAAAGGAAGTTAAGGCAAAGCAGGCTCCCATTCTGTATCAGTATGGTGCAATTGCAAGACTTGATCCAGAGGACAGCATTGAATCTCTTCTGTACAAAAATCGTAGCACCATCTCCATTGGATATGTCGGAATTCATAATGCTCTTATTGCACTGTACGGAAAGTCGTACGATACTGACTCAACCATGATTGAAAAGGGTAAGCAGATTCTTCAGCATATGAGGGATTATTGTGATACACTAAAAGCTTCAACAAATCTCGGTTTCTCTTTATACTCAACACCTGCTGAAACTTTGGCGACTAAATTCTGCAAGAGAGATATTCAGGACTTTGGTGTTATCGAAGGTGTCAATGATAAAGGATATTATGAAAACAGTTTTCATTATCCTTCTGACGAATCGGTACATCCTTTCGATAAAATTGACATTGAAAGTCAGATGTCGGGTATACCATCAGGTGGAGCAATTCAGTATGTAGAGTTTGGCAATATGATCCACAACACAGACGCTCTTGAGACCATTATAAAGTATGCATACGATAAGTGTCATTACTTTGGTGTAAACGTTTCGTCTGATAGATGCTTCGAGTGTGGTTATGTCGGCGAAATGATTTCAACCGATGAAACTAATAATTGCTATAAATGTCCACAGTGTGGCAATACAGATAATACTAAAATGAGTGTTATCAGAAGACTGTGTGGATATCTCGGAAGTCTTTCTGAACGTAAGAGCGTTGACAATAAGATGAAGGAAATCAATCATCGTGTAAAACATTTCAACGACGGAGACTGCGTATGAACTACTGTGGACTGGAATTATGTGACGTGCTGAATGGCGAAGGCTTTCGGGTCTCGTTGTTCAGCAGCGGATGCAGAATGATACCCAAATGTAAATACTGTCAAAATAAAAAAGCTTGGAGCTTTGATTATGGCAAACCATTTACAGACGAAACCAAGGAACTTATCCTGTCGGAGTTAGGCAAACCATATATATCGGGACTATCTTTGCTTGGTGGCGAAGTAACCGACAATCTTGAAGACGGTCAGATTATCGACCTGTGCCGAACTGTTAAACAGATGTATCCTCAAAAAACAATATGGTGTTGGTCGGGATATCTTTGGGAAGGCTTGATTCGTAAACCATTATGCCGCAAACTTTTTATGTACGTAGATGTACTGATTGACGGTCGCTACGAATACAGGCAAAGGAACCTTAACAGAGCGTGGGCAAACAGTGAGAACCAACGTGTCATCAACGTTCAGGAAAGCATTAAACAGGATACGGTTATCCTTTATTCTAAATAAGAAAGTTGGAGTGGCGGTAATCTGCCGCTGCTCCCAAGAAAGGAAGAATATGAAATCACCATTCGGCAAAGGGGAGACTGTTTGCTTGACATATACAGCCAAGGGAGCAAGCAACCCTACACACTATATTACCGTAAGTCAGCTTCATGATATATACTATTTGTATAATATTACAGATAGTAAAATCATAAAGACCAAGCACAAAGCAAGCAATCCAATCGAACTTTATAAATACATGGAGGAATAAATCATGAGCTTTATCAAAAACCTTTTCAAGAAAAATGAACCTGCACAGCCTACCAACGGCTTCCTGTCCAATGACACTCCCGACGCAAAGCTTACTGAATACAAAGTAAGCCTTAACAAAACCGTGGTCAATCTCACAAAGGTCACAGGTGTCTCATTCGACAAGTTAAAGTCCAGAGTAAACCTCGTTTTGGACTATTCAGGTTCAATGTATGACCTGTACAAAAACGGCACGGTGCAGAGGGTCATCACAAAAATTCTGCCGCTTGCGCTGAAGTTTGATGACAATAGAGAACTAGACTGTTATCTGTTCAGTGATAGTTTCAGAAAAGTTCGTGGGTGTACGGAGTCTAATTATGCCAACTACGTCAAGGATATTATCAAACCTAAAGATGAAGCAATGAGAGGTACATATTACGCTCCCGTCCTTAACAAAATCCACAAGAACGATTCAAGCAAAATCCCAACGTTCACGATCTTTATTACAGATGGAGATAACAGTGACCCTGCAATGACCGATGATATCATCAGACAGAGTTGCACCGACAACGGCTTTATTATGTTTGTGGGCATCGGCAATGCTGAGTTCAGATATCTGCGTAGACTTGACACTCTTGACGGCAGACCTGTTGACAACACAGGCTTTGTAAGGTTTGACGATATAAGTAAGGTTGACGAGACCACACTGTATGAGAGATTTCTCTATGAGTACGCTTCGTGGCTGACGCTGACAAAGAACAACTAAGGAGGTTCAGATTATGGCTACCATTAAAACTGTAAACGACAAAATGATTTTATTCTCGGACGGGTCAAAAATCGGGTTTGACCATTGTGCAGATTACTCCGAAAACAACTACGCCGACTTTTCGCAGCTTGACGACATCGCTAAATCAACAGACTTCGATACATCAAATATGATTTTTGAAGCCGTACCTGACAGCGGCTTCAGGTTTGGCAACACGGGTAAGATGTTTTTCGTTCCGTGTTATTCAGAGCAACACGGGATTTACTCTGATAATATTGATATCCTCTATAATGGTAATCTCGTTCTGTCTTTCGATTGCGAAGAAATCAGTTGAGGTGAGTGCTGATGAAATGGACAAAGTATCAACGCAAAGCTTGTGGCATAACTCCACTCTACTTAGGCGACGATTGTTATAAGAAGGACAGTCGCTATAAAGAATGGAGAGAATTCAAAGAAGAACATGGCTTTTATCCCTTTGAAGTGTATCAATTGGACGAAACCATTGTAACGTTTATTCTACCTCGGCTTGTTTATTTCCGTGACAATTTTGCGCATAAACCTCTTCATACGTCAAAGGTTGAATATGAAGCAGAGCTAGATAATTACATTAAAGCATTCAGAACATATCTGACAGACAGCTTAGTCGATTACGAAACTTTAAAGCCAATCCTGCACGATTTTATAGATAGGCTTCCCCATTTGTGGATGTAAGCAGAAAGGAATGAAATTATATGATCTACCTCGACTTTGCCGCTACTGCTCCAACAACCAAACCTGTTCTCGACGCTATGATGCCATACCTTACAGAACAGTACGGCAATCCGTCATCTCTTTATTCTCTTGGCAGAACAGCACACAAGGCTATTGAAACAGCAAGAGAACAAATCGCAACGGCTATTAACGCCAAGCCTAATCAAATCTTCTTCACGTCTGGAGCAACAGAAGCAAACAACTGGGTATGCTCCAACTTTGGACGAGTGCTTTGCTCACCATATGAACATCATTCAATTCTCAAACGCCCATATGTAACGGATATGAGAACCTTTGTACCTCTTTCTAATGATATTTTCAGATATTCAGCCGATTTAGTTTCGTATATGTGGGTCAATAACGAAATCGGAGAGATATACGATATTGCTGAAATGGTAAAAACATCTCACGAAATGGGAGCTTTATTCCATACGGATGCAACTCAGGCGTTCGGACACATTCCAATAGACGTTAAGAAACTTGACTGCGACTTTCTAAGTCTTAGCGGCCATAAATTTCATGCTCCAAAGGGCATTGGTATCTTGTATATCAAAGAACCCGACAAGTTCAAACCAATACTTTATGGCGGTCAGCAGGAATCTAAGCTCAGAGCTGGCACAGAAAACGTAGCGTCCATTGTCGGCATGGGCAAGGCAGCCGAACTCTACAACTATTCTCCCGAAAGGGTCAAGCGTTGCAGAGAAATACAGCAGAAGTTTGTAGATGCCTTTAGTGCATTTAAGAACGCCCACTTTAATACCGTGCTACCTGCAAGTATATCTTCAACGCTTAACGTAGCCTTTAAAGGGGTGGAAAGCGAAAGTCTTATGCTTCTCCTCGATATGGACGGCATCTGCGTGTCAGCAGGTTCGGCTTGCAACAGCGGCTCGCTTGAACCGTCTCATGTGTTAAGAGCCAGCAACTGCCCAGAAGAATACATATATAATAGTATACGCCTTTCGTGGGACGATACTTTAACAAACGAAGATATTGACTACACGATTGATTGTATCCGTAAGAATGTTGAGAAAGTGAGAGGATATATATGAGTAATGAATTTTCGGAAGCTCTTGATGCACTCGGAGAGAAGTTTGGTATAGTAATCGACTGGACACAGCAGAATATCCAGCCGTATGTGCAAGACTTAATGCAGAGGGTTGTGCAGTATAACCTTGTGATAAATATAATAATCTCTGTAATAAGTTTAACGATATTTATTTTAGGTGCGTATTGGACGTTGAAAGGCATTAGCAAAGGGGAGGTTGAACTGGAGGACAATCCCACATTGGCACTTAAATTTATTTTGGGAATATTGTTTTCCATTGTTAGCTTCTCCATCCTTATAGGGTCAATTTCAATGATTGTACAATGCTGTTATCTTCCTGAAGTTATATTTATCAAAGAACTCCAAAAACTGTTAAAGTGAGGAATGCGAATGAAAATCCCAAAGTATATTGACAAGCTGATTGAACGCAGAGCAAAGCTTGCCGAAAGCTTAAACTCAGCCGATTATTTATTGACTGAGTTTATCATCAAAAATAAAATAGATGTAGCAGAATACGATTATGCAACTGGCGTAGAAATGTATGCAAACCCCTGTGCCAGTGCAGAACGTATAAGAGAAGCCATAAGAAATAAGTAAAGGAGAATAACCATGAACATTAAGATTAAGTATTTCACAGACATTGAACCTCTTGAATATATCGGTGGTGAGAATAAATCCAACTGGATAGACCTCAGAGCAGCCGAGGACGTTGACCTCAAAGCAGGAGAGTTCAAGCTTATCAGGCTTGGCGTTGGTATGATACTGCCTGAAGGCTATGAAGCCAACATCGTTCCTCGCAGCTCGACCTTTAAACACTTCGGAATCCTTCAGACCAACTGCTTCGGCGTGATCGACAATTCATATTCTGGCGATAATGATGAATGGCGTTTCCCTGCATATGCTACAAGAGACACTCACATCAGCAAGAACGACCGCATCTGTCAGTTCCGTATCAATAAGATACAGCCTACCATCGAGTTTGAAACAGTTGACCACCTAAACGATACAGACCGTGGCGGCTTCGGCAGCAGTGGCAAGTAATATTTGAAACAATAAACCAAGTTTCTAAAAATAAAAAATAGGCTCTCAAGTATAACAACAAGAGAGCCTGCTATATAAATATGGAGGAATTTAATTGGAAAATATTTATACTGTAAAGGAAGCGTCAAAGATGCTTAAAGTAAATCCGAATTTTATGTATAACGAAATTAACAAAGGAAATATCAAGGCGATAAAAATCGGGTCTCTAAAAATACTTGAGTCAGAGTTGACGAAGTACATAGCTAATAAATCTAAGTAAAATATATAAGGTGTAGTGCAAATTACAAACTTTGTGCTATGCCTTATATATTTTTTGTTTATTTTGCTCATTGAACACTCAACCCGATGGTAGTATAATAAAACTACTATTAATACAAGGAGGGTGTATAATGAGCAACATTTATTATCGCAAGCGAGGTTCAGGATGGGAATACCGCTTTTCAATTGGTATGGTTAATGGGAAATATAAACAAATATCCAAAAGTGGATTTGCTACAAAGAAAGATGCAGTGGTCGCAGGCACAGCAGCCATGAAAGAATTTAATTCAACAGGAGTCGCATTTACACCGTCTAACTTAGCGTTATCAGATTACTTAGAGATGTGGATCGAATTAAACTCAGCAAATCTAAACAACACCACTATAACCAATTACAGGAAGAAGATTAAAAATTATATTAACCCACGACTAGGAGATTATAAAATTAGTTCGCTTAATACGTTAAATTTACAAAAGTTTTTCAATGAATTACATCAAAGCGGATTGGCAAGGAATACATTAACGGTTATTAAAGGTATTCTGAGTAGCAGTTTAGGATATGCTGTTGAACCATTAAAGTATATTTTAAGCAACCCAATGGATTACGTTAAACTTCCATCGAAGCGAAACAACACTATAAACTCCAATGAAAGACCTCATGTTTTTATTCCTAAAGAAGACATTGAAAAAATATTTGAACGTTTTGGAGAAGGAAGTTCACCTTATATTCCTTTGTTGTTGGGGTATAAATGTGGTCTTAGATTAGGTGAAGCATTTGCTGTGAGATGGAATGATATAGACTTTGAAAACAAAAAACTATCTGTACAACGTCAAGTACAATGGCGAGACAGAGACCAAAAGAACAACACAGAAGGATATTGGTATTATGCGAATCCTAAATACGATTCTTTTAGAACTATTACGTTAGATGACGACACACTCAAAATATTAAAGCATGAGCAGGATAAGCAAAATAAAGCTATGAACTATTATGGCGAGAGGTATGTTTACAGCTATGAAACTTCCGATAAAAAACATAGCGATAAAGAAGGAGAGAGAATATATCCTGTGTGTGTGCGTGAATGGGGTGAGTATATAACCCCAAGAACAATGCTCTACACAAGTCAGGTGATCCACAAAATGGGGATAGATTTTACATTCCACTCACTTCGTCATACTCACTGTTCTATGTTGCTCTCTGCGGGAGCAAAGCCTAAATATGTTCAGGAAAGATTAGGACATAAAAACATACAGGTTACATTAGGAATATATCAGCACCTCACTCAAAGCATGAGCGATGAAGGTGACAAAATTTTGAACTCTATATAA